CCCGCCGATGTAACTTCGGATAGTCTCTGAGTGTTAGATTAAACTTCTTCTGATAAAACTCCATACAGATGCCATAACAGTCACCTACCTTCATCTTATCTTTATACCACGGGCGACCTACCCATTCGCCCCAGACCTCATTCATTTCATCTAAGGTAGGTCTAGACATTCTTCTTTCCTACAATAGAAGTGCCAACCTGTTTCATGTGAGGTGTAACAGTTTTATTCCTTTGCCTACCTTTTAACTTATCTCTCTCTTCCCTAGTCTTTTGCTTATGACAGTCACGACATAACAACTGACATTTGCTTAACTCCTCCATAATACTATCATGCTTTCTCATCCACATACTACTGGTTCTTAATGTCTTATCCTCTGGATTGATATGATCGACTTCGAGATTCTCTGTGGTGCCACACTTCACACACTTACCACCCATCAAACCAACATAGTGCGCTCTATTCTCTCTCATCGCAATCTTATTGCGATCTCGGTAATAATCCTTATGGCATTCCTTACAGTGTCCCATCAGTCCATCGACAGTTCCATAAGCTTTGCTGGCTTTGTAATACTCTGTGATTGGTTTAGTCTTGTGACACCACTTACATGTCTTCTCTTGGGTCATGGGGGTCTTTCGTGAATATGATACGTAGAGTCTCTACGAGACAATCCCAGATATATGCAAGCTCGACCCTGAGGGTGATCTTACTACCTGGGAAATTTTTTGATACTGGGGTTTGCGAATTCATGAATAATATATCGACCGCTCTGGGATACTGTTATAGCTTAGAAAGAAGGTACTTTCTTATATAACCGCCCACGGCGGGGTCAACGAAGGGGACAAATTAACTGTCCCCAGTGACTACTTCATAACAGAATCCTTCTAAGATCATGTACTCACACCACTGTGTATATTGGTGGAGTTGTTGATACAAATCTGTGTCGATTAGGAACTGCGCTAACTCTATCTGTTCATCGGGTGGGAGTGATCCAGAGTCATAAAGATCGAGGAGAACTTCATACTTAGTCGGGATGTTCATTGTGTTGAATAGTGGAGTGAATCTTTCAGTGCTTGTTGATAAGAACTAAATGGTCCATACTTAGGACAGTTGTCGTAATCGTATCGCCAAAAGTGTTTACGTCTGTCCTCCCATATTCTAACACAAACTGGGGGAGATGTGTCAAGTTGTATGGATTTACTCATGTGCAATCCCCAACGGATTCTTCTTCATTAGTCTCGTAATACATGTCCTCGTAAATTAGACCATCGTCCTCATCATCTGGTTCATCGAGGATGTCATCAATCCAGTCAAATTGGGCAAATTCATTCATAGTCAGTCTGGTCTAATCGTTGGTTCTTTTGAGTGTACTTAGTGTTGTAGTCTGTGGAAAACTCATCATCATAGTTAGATGATTTCTTGGGGTTAAACTGTCGCTTTTCTCGGATAGATTTGGGGCGTCTGCTGTTATGCAGATCATTGCGTTTGTATGTGCGACCCATGGGAATTGCTCAGGCGTGTTAACTGTGTAGAACTCTGTTAATGTAATCGATCTGGGCGGAACTGTCAAGTGTTACTGACAGTGAAAAATGTGTCCTCTATGTGTTTGACAGGGCGGGCGTGATAGGTTACACTCCAAGGTGACAACAAATGTGCTATTTATTTAACTAAATGGAACACACATTTATATTTAATTGTATATTTAATTATTCCACAGATTTGGGTGTTATCTGTGGAAAACTCTCTGTTGAGTTGCTGTGAAGTAACTGGGGAAATACTCGGGAGACGCTGATGCGTAAGGGATGTGAGTATTTCTTACATCATACGGGAATAACGTTGAAAGTCAATGTAATTCTATTCTCTGATGGGTTAGACTCATAACCGTGTGTAAGGTTAGAAGGATAGATGAGACAATCACCCTGAGAGTAAGGAACAGTTGCTTCTTGAAGATTGAATGCTGTCATTTGTTCAAACGGGAGCATCATTACAGGATACATTGCACTTACTACATTTCGTTTGAATTTAAGATAGGAGTGCGATTGATCGTTGTAGGAGATGAAGAACGTGCCAGAGAATAGACAGTTTGAATGTTCATGTGGTGCATAAATTGCGCCTTGGTGTGCTACTTCTAGATAGCAATCTGAGATCTCAAAGTTTGAAGCATAACACAATCCTGATTCATTGTGTTTTCTTACTGCTTCAAGTAGTGTTGCTTTAAGGGCGGGAAGATCTGCGAGAATTTGATTAGTTTCGCCAATTTGTTGGACATTGTGACATAAAACCTGACGTTCTTTAATGTCTACGAAGTCTTGATTTCTTGCCCATTTCAGAACATCATCAACATGATCTTTCATCTTATACTTTGTAACTGGGGTCATGAAAAGACCGTAAGTTTCAAAGTCGATTGCCTCATTAAGATTAGAGGACAGATTAACAGGTTGTTGAGTCATTTTAATTGAATGATGTAATCAATGCTGTACTATGTAGTATAACACAAATTGGGGGCATTGTAGGCGCTTGTAGGTGTCACTGAGAGGTTATTCAAACTGGGTGATGATGTCATCAATTTGATCTGTATGTAGTGAGCAAGTAAGAATAGAATCTTTTGATCTTTCGCGTGACTCTCTTAACAGAATCATCACGTTATTGTATTGCTCGGGAGATAAATTGATTTCAATCATATTGTGTAGGATAGAGGGGAAATAGTTCGGACCAGTGATAATTAACCGATGAACGCTGATTGTGTTGAATCGGTGGTGTAGGGGATGTCATAATCCTCGCCGAACATTTCGTAGTAGAGGGGCGAGAAGATTGCGAAGTCGTCAGTTGCATCGGAGTTCCAGACTTTAAGAATTTCGGTGTAAGTTTCTTGGTTCATGTTAGTAACGTTTGAGAAGAATGAATTTGATGATGTTGATGACCATTAGAGCGCAATCTCCATGCCGTTGGTGAAATCTTCGGTCTTGTTGTTGTTACACACGAACCACTCCCAATTCTTTTGGAAAACACCAACACCATAAGCGAATTCGTGAAGAATAGCGTTAAGGCGTGATTTAGTGGTGTTAGACTGCCAACCACCATCGAACAAAATAACACTGTCGTTAGTGATTGTTGCGATGTGATTGCCGTGAAGTCTGACTTCTGCGGTATTATCGGAGTTGATAGAAACAGTTGTGTTTGATGAAGAGAAAGAAGAACGATTGCGGATTGCAGTGTTCATTTGAGTTTCGATCTTACGCATGTTTGTGTTAATTTCTTTGACTCTTTAATAATACACGATTTTAGGTGCTTAGCACCATGTTGTGTGCCACTTATCTGATTGGCACAGGTTCAACCTCGTATCTGATGTTATTCGGATAGGTTTTTCGTGCCCAATTCAATACACGATTTTGCTGCGATTTAATCCCCTTCGATGTCTTCGGAGTTGTTGGCATTGTCTTCGTTACCTGCATCATTGTGAACTGGTCGTATACCCGAACCAGATAAGTTTGCGCGGTCGTCTTCATTGTAGTAGTCGTTGAATGAGTTCCAAAAATCCTCCCAATCTTTCGGGGAGTTAGTGACATCGACGATGTTATTATTGTCCATTGAGAAAGTCATGCAATGCTTCATCGTATTCTGCTTGGGTTTGATATACTCTCCCGTGAATGTTGAGGGGGAAAGTCTTATCAACTCCTGCTGCTGCTACTGTCTCACAGTCAGCACGATCGTAACCCATTTCAATGAGGTTTTCGACGTAGGGATTAGTCACTGGTTTGTAAATAGAAAGGTTTGCTAATTCTTGGTTGAGATTGTTGAAAATGTCTTGCATTATACGATTTGAAAAGTGTTAAGGTCGTTGCGATTGTCACATGCTTCCCATACATTGTAGAAAGAATCCCATGCGACTTCGTTATCAACAAAGGAGGAAATATCCAGTTGCTCACATACCCAATCATATGCCATATCGATGTCTGCATTAGTATCATTCACAAATGCTTCGAGTTGAGTCATCACATCGTCCCATGCTTCGATGTTATTGAAAGGGGAGAAAATTGGCGTTGCCATGTCGTTTCGTTTGATTGATCTTAGTATTGCAGATCTCAGCGCCTGCGGTAGTTCACGGTGATACAAAACCGTGAAATTGGGTCCAGTTAGATGACTGGCACCTCATCAAGGTTGCTCACGCTGATTTCTTGATAATCTGCCTTGCAATTCTTTCCCTTAACATCATCAATGTCAAAATATAGGTCGATGATCTTAACTGCCTTGCCATATTGTACATAGAGGACATCATCAATCTTTGTGCGACTCTTTGCACTTACAACATCATCAAAACCTGCAATTTCGCCAGTTGTTTTGAATCGTGGTGCAATTCGTGGGAGTACACTAACAAACAAGATTTTCTTGCAGTTTCTAGCGAGTGGAGAATAATAGAGTCTTGCTGCCTCTCCGATGGTAGTATTTGCGTAATTCTTGATATTCTTATTCACATTGCTGTTCATTGCCTTTGCAAGAATAGCACACACTAATTCACCATTATCATCAAAACCTGCGATGTCGATGTCAAACGTGCCACCAAATGCATCTTCGGGGAGTTTATACTCAAACTGCCAGTTTAGTTCAGCGAGATCAGGATTTGCGTTGAGAACCTCATTTAGGAGCACAGTGTGCAGTTCATCAGTACGCTTTGAAGAGCGAACATTTTGGAAGGAAGTTGTGAGGAAGTTTTCAAGAATCATTGCCATTTGTTTAACTTGAATACACAATAAAATGTGCTAAGCACATTTGCAACCGATATTGTGACAGTTCCTCAATCGTCCATCGGATTTGCTGTTCGCCAGTGTGTTCCCGCGCCTTTGTAGTTTATTTGTTCTTTCGGACTCGAAAGTTTCATGATTTCTTGTGTTACTGGTTCATTGATATATGCTTCGATGAATTCTTTGCACTCACAAACTGTCTGACCAGTGTAACATTGAACATATGAAAATTGTGGGTTCCGTGCTCTCACAATATAACGCGCATTGTCATCAATCCCTTCAATAATAAATGCGGCGAGTGGTTCACTCCATCCGCCCATTTCCGTAGGATCAGGGAAAATGACATTATCCTCAGTAATCCACACATATTCAATATATTTGTGGCGGTCGATACGCAATGTGCGCTCAATGATGAGTTGGTCAGTCATTCTTTCGAGTTCGAGAAGTTTGTGTTTAATTCTACCCAATTATCTGCCCTCGCTTAATTCATCTTCTAGCAAGTCAGGATAATACTCCTCGACTTCATTGATGAGTTCATTGACACTGTATTTGTCAAAATTGTCATGTAATTGATCTGCAATGATTTGTGCCATTGTTTTAATATCCATGCCGTCAATCACGCGATCAACGTATGCACTTTGGAGTTCATCACGATCGACGATGTTATCAGCAGTCATGAGAATAACAGAAGGAAGGAGCATTGAAAAAAGATAATATCAGCAAGCGAGACACATTGCTGAGTTGAAAAGTTGTGGTTCAGTGTGCATGTCGGTTACTTCGTAACCATAACCCTCCACACGGGAGTATACTTCACGATTGAAATCTTTCTTCAAGATATAACGCTTCGATTGTGATTGTCCCATGAATGTAACAGTCTTCAAAATGTAGCGGGTGCTGATCTCACCGTCAGCAAACTTGACGGGGTAGAAGTCAACAACCATGCTTGCGCCTTGTGAAGTGAGTTGCATGAAATTTTCAAAATTTCTTTGACCCTTATAGAATACACGAGAATCTGCCCAGATCAAGGATCAGTGGACAGTTCTCTTGGTGTCACATTCAAATTAAAACTTAGCGTCAATCGGTTAGTGTCATTTTTCTGCAATCTTACGCCATGACGTACAAACGAAGGGAACACAATCAGGTCGCCTTCATTGATATTGGGTTCATGTACAGGTGACTGCTCAAAAATGTGAGTATATCCTAGGATTGTATGATCCAAGTTCATATTCTCAAAATAGAATCGTCCATCCTTATCTCTATCGAACTGGATGAAGATCACACCAGAGAAGTTCACGAACTCAGGATAGTTCACATGATGATGAGGTTCTTGCGAATGTCCACTGTTATACAGATTCAACCATGAGTTTACGATTTCAATCTCACAATCAGGAGGGAAATACTGATACAAATAAGGTGCTAGGACTTGTCCGAGTTCTTCGGGCGGGACGACATCTTTCTCTTCAAAATGTGTCGTGTGAACACTACAATTCCACTTACCCTCAGCATCAGTAAGGAGATGCCTAGCAGACTCCAAAAGGGATCCGAATGTCTCCTTGTGATTGTGAATGTGTGCTTGGTGGTACTTGATTGGGAACAGAATTGTTTGCATCAGGTGTAACTTTAATCAATTTTTTAGTGTAGTCATATGCATATGTGGTACGATTGCCATGGATACCCCACCCTAACCAGTACCAAGCATGATGCATGTAATGTTCAACAGTTTGTCCACGTCCTTGTAAAACAAGGGCATAACGTGTCCACTGTGGTTCATTCACCATGTAACGAAGTTGTGTCCCCAGTGTGCTCGGGTCTCCCCCGTATGCGCGGGCAAAATGGGCAAGTCCGTCATATCTGCCTTGTGAGGTCCACTGAATGAGACCATATCCACCAGTCAAACATGCATCGTAAGGTACAATCGCACCGCCTTCACATACATTTGGTTTGAAGTTTGATTCTTGTTTGATGTTACCTAGGACTGTTGCTAGTGCATTAACATCATGAATCCCCCTCGATTGTAGGAATTCAAGTGTTTGATTCTCTGCTGGTGAGCAGTCCACACACTTGATAATCGGAGGGGGAGTTGGTGTTGAAGTCAATAACATAATCTAAATTCGAGAGATCAACTAATGAAAGAATGTCAAGGTTGCTCTGTATCCAACTGGGACAACTGTGGGGATCGCAGCAACTCGTGTTGGTATTCAAGTTCATTCCACAAACTGTCAATGAGACCATCGATATATGTACGATGGTTGAGATGTTGAGCAACTCTTTTAAGTTCTAATACCTGCTGTTTAGCAGACTCAATATGATAACATTCTCTGCTTCTTACGTCAATGCTCATGCGAAACCGCCTCCTTTTGTCTTTTGATCGATCACATCCACAGTAACACAATACTGTGGATAGTTCCACCATGCCTCCATAACTCGCATGTAATCATCAACAATCTTCACACTACCATCGGCACAGCGTATTTTGTATCTATGCCGATCGTAAGGTTTATCACATGTTTGCTTAAAGAAACTTGGTAAACCTGTCATGATCGTGGATCCATGTTAGTACAGAGATCAGGATCAATCTTACAAAGACGATCCATCTTTTGATCTTGAATTGATTGAATTTTGTTCATTGCAGTGATGCCAATGTTTGCACCAATCAAAACAATGATGAAAGCGAGAGCGATTCTCATGATAATAAAAGAATGAAAGAGGGGAGGTCTCGCGGATGGAGACACAATTATATAGACCCTCTATGTGATAGTTCAGCGTTGGAACTTGCCGTGCTTGAATGTAGCAAATTCAGGGTTATTGACCCAGCGACCCTCAGCGCAGGACCACACGATGGGCAGCGGTTCGGTCTGGGGAGTGTTCGGTGCTGCCTTAGCGAGCACCTCACGGGACTGGGCAAACAGTTCGTCGAGAGTGTAGCGAGCAGGGCGGACGCCGTACATGTGTTGTCTCCGTTGATTACCTAGTAATAATACACGCTCAGGGCGTGCTCACCACTATTTATGGACACTAAGAGAACTGGACCCCAAGGTGTGGACAGATCGCACCAAGACTGATACGAATATCTTTTGTAGGTGGATCTCCATCATGTTCTAGTCTTGAATCAAAGTAAATAATCCTACCTTGTTTGAATTCCACTCTCTCACCCGTTGCAAATGTTGTAGCACCACTATCCCCATAAGCATGGTATATAACTGACGTTGCGGGATAATTGAAATCAGTGTGGGTTTGACTAACATGCCCAGGATTTTGTGCATTAACCAATAACCTATGGACATGAGATAAAGGTAGATCAGCACATACATCTTTAATGATGCATTCATTGAAGTATGCGAAGAACCAGTACCAAGGAGTCTCCTCAGTAAATTCATTGTTTCTGATGACAGTATTACCCCAGAATCTTGCCTTTGAATAGTCACCATATGGAGTATTATTATAGAAGAAGGGGAAGTCTGTCGAGAGATAGTTACCCACGTCTCTCACCATCCAACTGGGGAAATAGTCATCAATGACTGTTACTTTGGTATCTAAATGTGTCATCGTTTAATCAATGGAATCTCAGTGCTCATTATGAAATTAGCAGATACAGTGATACGTTCACTATCCTCACGTTGTGTGTCTACTTGGTGATGCAAATATGATGGGAAGATGAGTATATCACCTTCCTTACATTCAGGGAACCATGTATTAACCACTGGATAATGCTTGGAGAAGTATCCGAGGTGCATATTCTGATCTGGATTATAGAAGATGAACTTAGCATCTACCTCAGGATCATATTGTAAGAGGTATGCACAACTAAACGTGGTGTTATCTCCTCCACAATGTGTATGCACCTCCTGTGAATCACCCTTCTTATATACATTGATCCAACTTTCCGTCATTTCTATTCGCACGGTGGGTTTCCCACCCAGTTGCTCATGCATATCATCTAAATTAGGACGTATTGCCTTCGCAAACACGTCCCACGAGAAGTCTTCGTTATTGGTATCACTCTCGAAGGAGGATTGCAGTGTGCAATTCCACTCCCTCGGTTGTGATGTATTAGCGAATGCTAATTCTGATAGAAGTAATCCTTTGAGATACTGGTGTGCTTCAACTTCACCATGATAGTAGAACTTAGGAAATAAACCTTGAACTTTACCCATTATGCAACAAGAGAGAGGGGAGGAATGCCTTTGACGAAGATAGCATCAACAACATTTTGTAGACGCTTGACAACGTGAGCACCGTAAGTCTTGTGGACAGGAACAGTAACGAAACCAGTTGGTTTGTTGTACAATCCCCACTCACATGCGTTGAGTTCACCAGACTTCAAACGTGCAGCATCATCTTTATCTAGACGAATAACACGACCGATAGTCTGTGCCATCTCAACAACATTCAAGTTGCGAAGAAGGATGCAGTGAGTGAGACCAGGGACGTTGATACCTTCGCTGAGGATAGAATAGTGGAACACGATGAACTTCTTAGAAGCATCCTTACCCCACTCAGTGAGAGTATTGAAGAATACCTCACGAGATACTTTCACACCGTCGATGATAGCACCAAACTTAGATGTGACGTGCATGACACTGTAACCACGCTCTGCAAGTTGAAGCAGGAGTGTAGTCTTAGAGATCATGTTACCTAGCACGCGACTGCTAGGGACAGCGACGAGAACTTTGCTGGCGTGAGTATCATCGAGATTGTCAATGATGTCACGCACAGTGTCAGCATCAACGTCATGAATGTTGTGCTTTGTGCGAGTGTTGTCTGTTTCAAAGGGAACGATAGTTGGAGGGAGGATGTGACCCTGCTCAATCAACTCAGGTGCAGGAACGTTACAAATAACAGGACCATACACATCGCTGTTGTTCATGGAACGACCATGCTTGCGAGCGATACGAGGAGTAGCAGTGAAAAAGTATGCACGCTCAGAGAGATCAGAACATGCAGCAGTAGCAGCAAAGAAGTGACGAGTCACACTGTTGTGAGACTCATCAAAGTATGCAGCATTGATCTCAATACCAGCATCAACAACTTTGTTCAAAGAGTGATAGGTAGTGAAGATAATGCAAGACTCACCTGCTGCACGCGCAGTGTTAGCGAACAGTGCAATCTTGTCAGACTTGGTGCTGCTGAAATGCTGTGTCTCACCTGAGTGAGCATGACATACATGTGTCCATGTAGATGAAATAAACTGCATGAACTCGTCACACAGTTGATTAGCGAGCAGGATACGAGGAGCAACAACAACAATAGTCTGAGGACCGTTGTTGAGCAGTTGACGAGCGTGCTCGATCATGATGATGGTCTTGCCACCACCAGTAGGGACGATCACCTGACCCTTGTCAGCGGACTGCATAGCAGCGAGAGCGCGGGACTGGTGGGGTCGTAGTGTGATGGTCAAGGCGTGTCTGTGTCAGTACACATATTATACATCACTCATCGTCGTCCACCACCTCTTTGTGCCACTTTCTACACTGGACCTTATACTCATAATATGGATCAATTCTTGCCTGTCTCTCCCACTCTTCACATTTCAAAATCTCTTTGTAGAGTTTGTCATCATACATTAGCGTTTCTCCATTGCTGGTAACATTTCATTGCCTGGGTGGTCATTAGTCTTACCACGATATGCTTTCTTATGTTGAAAGTATGCTGGATCTAATTCTAAATCATCCCAGTCTGCTTCAAATACAAGAATACAACATTTAATCCATGGTGTCTTTGCATGTGGATCCTCGTTAGGTTTCTTACCTACACACAGTGTGATGTATTCATCACTAACGAATTCAATAGTTCCCTCAAAATCCTGATACCTAGCAGGACACCCAGGTTGTACTGCTTTGATGATGTTCCTGATCTCGATAGGAACTGACTCGGAAATAAAGAGGGGAGTGCTCATAGTGTTAGAAGCGAAGTTGGGTTGCCATAGTCACCTTTAACCATGACATTAAATGCTAGTGAGTAACGCCTATTGTGGTCCATGTTAGGTTCAACACAGTGGACTAACTCACTAGGAAATATGAGTACCATGCCTGTCTGTGGTGTGATTCTCCACGACTTAGCATTATATACATTTGTAGCATCACGACGTGGGTCAAGATGTTTGTGGCGTTGATCCATGAACATAATATCACCACAATTAGGATGTGTCCTCAGATACACCACACCACTATACAAACTGTTACGATGTGAATGATCGTTAGCACGTTCCATGTGTTGGTGCATATTGATCCATGAACATGTAAAGTCAACAGTGTGTGATATTGCATCAACACCCTGCACACCAAATACATATTCATCGACGTGTTCTTTTAACCACGACTTGAAATCTAGGAACTTGTCTAGTATCTGTTGTTCAACAGTTTGAGCACCTAGATTATATCCTGCAAAGTTTTGGAATACTAAATCATCAACAGCACCCATGATGTTGGGCATCGCCTCATCAACTGTCACATATATTGGTGATGAGAACAGAGGGATAATCTCAGTCGGTAGTGAAGTTTGCATTGATTAGAATTCTGTTCTTATGATGTTTTGGTGAGTGTCCAGTATGCATGTGTTGACCATTAAATGTCAATAGTCTGTTTGCCTTTGGTTGTACCCGTTGAAAACGACTGTCGGAAGGATCGCCAAGGATAATAGTATCTCCATCTGAATCATTAACATAGTAGATACACACACGATGAGGTTCTTTGCAATCAGTGTGAAAGTCATGTCTGTATCCCTCTGGGTTATATAACGTCATATCTGCACGCACACGAAGACATGCAGAAGACCTAATAGTCTCCTGCATTTTGGCAACCAACTCACAGAACTGTGGATCACCTTCATCACTCAACCAGTGATTAAATCCATGTGCTTGTACATCATCACACCCATTGGTGAGAGTTTGTTGGTAGAACCAAGGAAACTCCCACCCAGTGAGTATAGATAACAGTTCTGCATGATAGTCATCATCAAGGAAGTTATCGATGATGTTCATCTCGGAGATGTAAGGAGGTCGCAATTTCATCAATTAGATTCCTTTTATTATCAGGTAGGTGACCAATTTTGTTGTAGTAGTCCTTTTGAAGTAGGAATAGTGCGTGGCGCAGAAGCACCTTCTGCTCTGGATTTAGTGTTGCAGTTTTAAGAAACATGGTCATAGGTGCGGAGACCACTACTATTTAACGGTGGACCACTAGATTGTAGCGTTTCCTGTCAGAACAGCAACACCTTTTAGGGGTCCAAATCGGAAGAGATAATGAAAGTCTCGGTCCTTTGGTGTGTAGGGTATTGTGGTATGCCCTAGAAGGAAAGTATAGCACATCCCCAGGTCTAAGTAAAGTGTCTATTGCTATTGTCAACTCATCCTCACTTGGTGTGTAGGGAGGATCTTCTCCTTCAATAAGATGTGATGCTCGTTCGTTATATACTTGCCACCTCGTTTCTCCATCCATTTGTATGATGAAGTTGACTGGTTTGTCCCAGTGTGGTTTGAAACTTGGGTGCGAATTGTCAGCGCCATTAGTAATAAAAATGTGACAGTCAGCGCATCCATCAAAGGTCTCTTCAATCTTTGACAGTAACTCATCAACTTGTGGTTTACCATGACCATATTTACATATGTTAATAGTATAACCCATATTAGCAAGTTCAAAGAGTTCTTGCTTCTTTGGTACACCCATATAAAACCATGGTTCTTCCACCTGTTCTAGATCCATGCGTCTACCATTATCATCAATCACTGTGATAACGTGATTCCATGGAGCATTCAGGGCATCTTCTGCATCTTTCCATGTAACAAATGGTTCAATAGCATTGCGCCACACTCGTGGACGATCGTCTGCCTGATATATCTCAGGATTCAGAAACTCTGGGTTTGAAATTAACATTGAGTGCAATCCTATATCCTGTGGTAGGTGATGATGATGCATGTAATACATCACCCTTAAATACAACCATCTTGCCACGATCAGGTGACACTCTCAACTGACATTGACGTTGAAATATACTCATCTCATCAGTAAAGAAGATAGTATCACCATCACTATCATTCACATAATATAATGCAGTGATGTGTTCTTCTTCAAAGTCTACATGTGGACAGTGATGTTCTAGTTTGTCAGGTAGTAGGCAACCAAGGCGAACGCGATAAACATCAGAATAATCTTGACCAGCAGCATCAGCAATAATCCTCAAAGCAGATTCAAATAGATCGTAGTATTGTGAGACAGGTTCATAGTCCATCACCACAACATGTGAGAATGAACTGTTATCAAACCTACCTTCATATGGTCGATACCCACCATCAGCAAACGTGGTCTCTTTAACAAGATACCATGGAAACTGTTGTTGTGTTACAAGTCCCTCAATCTGATCCCGAATAATATCAGGCAATGGATAATCAGAACTCAATAACATATTGCTTACGGTCGCTGGGTACATCACGGGGATACATGCAAGGGATAGACATTGATAGACGCTTACCACCAGGGAATGGTTTGTGATACGTTCTAGCAGGGATGTACATAACATCTCCCTCCTCTAATACTGTATCGAGAGCGATAGTTAGTTCCTGACCTGCCTTGTCTGGTAGATAAGGTTCGTCTGTCATTTCGATCAGACCACTACATCTCTCCTCGTATACATTCCAGTGTGTTTCACCTTCAATCTGACAAATAAAGTTAGGTGGTAGATCCCAGTGAGCACCAAATGACTTGCTGCCCTCCTTAGCACTACCAAATATATGTGCGTCACAATTACAATCAAACATTGCTTCAATGTTCTCCAACAGATTATCTACTGCTGGATTGTAATGACCATACTGTTCAATGATAAATGTATGACCCTCATTGATTGCTTGGAATAGTTCTTCCTTGTGTGCCACACCTTGTTCATACCATACTTCAAATTTCTCAGGTAGCATCAATCGACGACCCTCAAAGTTGAGGATCTGGGTTCTATAATACCATGGATTATTAAAACAGTGTGTGACTGTATCCCAGTTGACATACTGTGAGAGATTATCTAATGCCTTACGCCATACCTTTGGTTTATCACCACACACAAACTCCTTAGGATTGAGGAATGGTAGTATCAATTTATTCATGGAAATCACCATCAGATTGGTCAATAGAACAACCTGCTACATTGATACTAATAGCAATACGTTCACCTACTGCTGGTAGTGTACGATGCTTCAACCATGACGGGAAGATAAAGTAATCAAATGATTTTGAAGGTTGTGTGTCCCACTTCAAATCACTACCATGATGTTTTCCATCATCAGATATATCATAGTCATATTCTAATGGTGTCATGCGAAGAATATCTTCCAGAGGATTCTTGAATTGAAGATGACCATGCTCTGGATCTTTCTCTAAATGATAAACAATACTCACATGTGATTTACTACGTTGACCACTGATATGGCAATGTTCACCTGTTGTATCACCATCGTTATGCAAATTTGCCCACATACTATCAATGTAGACATGCAAATCTCTCCTGTAATTTAGTGTCCACTTCCAATACTCATGAGCAGCAACCATCACTGGATGTAACATCCAGTCAAACTCCTCATGGTCAAATAGTTCTTTACCACCTACCATTCCACCAGTAGATTTACCAGATTCTAATGCCCATGAACCACGAGTAGTTTTCGACCAGTATTCATCATGCAGCAATCTCTTGGTTGCTTCCAACTGTTCAGGAGTTGGTTCTATGCTACCACGACAAATAGGAGTATCAAATAGTCTGTTTAGCATTCTTTCTAATAGTATTGTACAAGTTTTCCTTGTTTCTCACTGGTACGAAATTAAATGAGATACTAATTCTATCATCCTCTGTTTGATTGTCTCGCACAGCATGAGGAACCCATGCAGGAAATAAGAATAGTCTACCAGCAAGTGGTGGATATTCATATGTAGTATCAGTATGTGGCACTTCTGCGGTAGACATATCCTCAGCAATACCAAGAGAGTGAATTAGATAACCCTCAGTATGATCTTTATAGAATACTAACTTACCACACTCACCCTCTGGTACTTTGACATAAAAGACACCAGACATTACAGCACCAGGGTGTACATGGACCTCGTTATATCCTCCATGTCCATTGATGTTCATCCAGACATTTGCATACTCAATATGTGACATCTCTGCCCCATATGTACCAAATGCCTTCTCTGCATTCTTTTTAATAACATGCAGAAGTTTCTTGAACTCATCACCTTCAAGTGATTCGTCATTTAATATCTGCTCACCCAAATAATCGGGAGACTGATAGTTCAGTTCCCCACGATTACTACGGTATTGACCTTCATTATTGTTCGCAATGTCGAGAACAATATCAGTCATTGCATTGACATCAATATCTAGATCAGTCCACCACACAGGTGTGGGGAAAATATAATCAAGATTCATTACTTAGTCTTATTCAGTTCTTCGTCAGTTGCTGCTTGGTTACTTTCCCAGTTCGAGAACTTAGAGTAATCAACACCTTTCTTACTGTGAGGTGAGTTAGTCTTAACTTTGACCAACTTACGTTTCTCTTGGATCTCACTTTCAATCCAAGGTTCAGGATCAACGCCCATGACAAACTGACGGTAGAGGTTGAGTGTTTCCAGTCCACCTTCCAGTTTCACAATCTCATCGCGAAGTGCATTCATCTTAGTGAAGTCAACACGAGTCTCTTGCTTATCAAATGACATTGCACTCAATGCCTCATGAAGTTCAGAATACTCATTGTATTTCTCACGATGTTGATACATCAGGTTACGCCAGAGATCATCAAAAGTCTTGACTGCTTCCTTTGCAGATTCAACTTCTTGGATGAGTTCGGGCGGAAGTTCCACTTCAAGTGCTGCTTCCAGCACTTCTTGTGATACAGTTTCCTCAGACATAATCATTCCTTGTAAATAGTGTTCTTTTGGAACTGGTACGACGACGGTAGAGTCATGCACCAATCATACATCTCTTTGTCCCATTCGTCAAACCGATGTTCTGCTTCGAGCATATCTTCGGCATCTTCAACTGGGCAGAGACCATTTTGTAACCTTTTTAGGGTCAACGTGTGATTATTTAGTGGGTTGAATCCCATGCCTGCTGCAATATACCTCAACCCATCATTATGTTGTGGATCACCAGCAAAATCATAGATAACATGCTTCTCAGATGCATATCTCATGAAGAGATTGTCAAGAGCACCAGTAGAGAAATCATATTCCACTTCGTTAGCAACATATTGCCAGTATTCTGTCTCTCTATTAGAGAAAGCATAGTGAGCAGCAATGAAGTTTTTGAATCCTTCAATTTCTAGATCACACACTAAGTTTACCATATCAACTTCTACCCTAGGAACGAATCCCTGACGCCCTGAGAGCGTATTACATAGGCGAACGATCTGTTCATGGGTAACAAGCAGTCCCGTCGCTTCTAGGGGTTCTACGAAGCAGTTAGAGAGACCAATAGCACATACATTCTTGACCCATGATTTCTCATGTTTACCATTTCTAAATGGTACATGGTTGAATGATGCTTTGTCTGCACGTTCTTTGCCTCTGGTTTTAATCAGATAGTCATACAGTTGATGTTCTGCCTCACCCTTAGTTGCAAACCCAGATGAGTATACATACCCAACACCAGATCTCTCCCATAGTGGTACATCCCACACCCAACCATTTTCAATAGCAGTACAGTTTGTGCTGTTAGTAATCTCTGTCTCTTTATCTTCATGGGGCATGTGACATGTCACAGCACTATCATTAAGAAGACAACCACCACCATCTTTGTGGAATGAAACAAACTCTTGCTTCATATATCCACCAAGTAACAGTGACTTAAAACCTGTGCAGTCAATGTATAGATCATACTCAAACTCACGATCATCGTTAGTGATGAGTTTAGTAATATATCCTCGACTATCTTTCTCACAACGAGCAATGGTGCCTTGATGATACTCAATACCACCAGGGATACACCAGTTGTTCTTCAACCACTGACCAAACTTAATAGCATCCATATGGTATGCAGTATCCTGTTCAAAGTTGAACCTAGGATCGTCAGTTAGTTTGTTGTGATGTGCTAATTGTCCCACCAAGTTGTGGAGACGTGCAAATGAATTTCTAGTAAACTTCTCTGGTTTCTGCAAGTTAAGCATAAACCATGATAACCACCCATGTGGGCAGTCTTCTAATCTTTCTTGTGCAGATCCAAAGGGATAATCCCAGGTTTCTCCTTTCTGATAGAAATCATTGAACCTGATATTAGTTTTATATGTGGATCCAGTATCTTTCATCCACATATGATCTTCTAAACCAAGGATGGCAAAGAAGTCATTGATCTGACCTAATGTGGACTCACCTACACCAATAACAGGGTGCTCAGGTGATTCAATCAGTGAAGTTTTAATATGTGGGCAAAGTTTCAAAAGGGCGGCAGCGGTCATCCAACCAGCAGTGCCGCCCCCCACGATGAGGACATTACGAATTTGCATATATTATTCAGGAGGATGTTCAGTCGCTGCTTCGCCAAGTTCAGGGTTAGTATCAACTGCTTCATCCTGTGCAGGAGCAGTGGTAACAGGTTGATCTGCCATAGTTTCAGTGGCAGGTGCATCATGAAGATCAGGGTTGTATGCACCAACCTTGAACTCTTTCTGTGCTTCCACAGGAATCTCAAACTCAGTCAACCATGCAGGAATCTCTTCACTATGAGGGAAGGGTTCATTAGGCAGAATTTTGTTACCTTCTTCATCATATTCAACCTCAGGGAGTTCATTCTTCACACCAGAAATGTGCTTGAAGAATTCACCACCCTTAGCAGCATCGCCGAAGAGTCCTGCTTCAATATCTTTATACAACTTGGACAGTTGCATCCCAGGATCACCATAGGCAACGATACGAATAATCTCAGGATCATGGAATTCAAAGTCAGGAATCCACTCACCAAGTTCGAGTTTCCAGTCGATAGTACCTTCGTCAGGAATATCGATCCATCTCAAACCAGAACCAGGTCCAGTGTAGACTTCAAACTCTTCACCTTCGCTGATGATGTCTGTAATAAATCCGTCTGCGCGGACAAGTGCTCTTTTCATTGTTCTTTAATCGAATTCGTAAACGACAACAATACCCTGACGACCGTCGCCGCCACGTTCTCTGTTTCTAGCAGAAGAACCGCCAGCACCGTAAGCAGCATGACCTCTATGGCGCTGCGCCCACTGTTGCTGTCTGTGAGAAGTTGGTGAAGAACCACCCCAGAAGGAGTGTCCACCATGACCGAGACCAGGAGGATTACGGTGACCCTGTGAAGAACCACCATAGATTCTTACAGCACCCTGAGAGGGGTTACCACCAGTAGATCCATCATGTTGTTGTCTACGGTTGGCACCCTGTCCACCACCAGATGAACAGTAGTTACCGAAACTTGATGTACCACCATTGCCACCACGTTGAGAATAGTTAGTACCACCACCTGCACCACCCACGGTCACAGAGATAGAGTTAATGTTCTGAACGTTGACGATCTGCTCAGTGTGTGCGCCAGCAGCACCAGATTCTCCATAACCTGATCCACCGCCACCACCAGCAGTACACATAACCCAGATACGTTTAATACCTGTGGGTTTGTTCCAAGTGGAATTACTATTGTACACTGAGATAGACTTAGGTCCACCACCAGTTTGTACAGTTGCCCACGACATCGATGTGCCGTTGGTAGAGAGATACTTACCTGATTGTCCCGAGATAGATGGGATAACCTGAGAAGATGAACCACCGATAGTTCCATTGATTACGATGTTACTAACGGTAAGAGTACCGTTCACAGTAATAGAACCAGAACTGAGGTTAAGTCCACCAGAACCAGATAGGTCTCTAATTGAAGATACTTTAAGGGTACTCATTGATTACTAGGTCTCCTTCGTTGTTATTTATATCAAATGAATTCGTAGACTACGATGATGCCTTGGCGTCCATCACCACCACGTTCTCTGTTACGACCTGAGGAACCACCAGCACCATAGGCAGCATGTCCTCTGTGACGTTGTGCCCATTGCTGCTGTCTGTGTGCAGTTGGAGATGCACCGCCCCAGAATGATCCACCACCATGTCCTAGACCTGGGGGATTTCTGTGACCTTGACTTGACCCTCCATAAATTCTAACAGAACCTTGTGATGGGTTCCCGCCTGTGGATCCATCATGCTGCTGTCTGCGATTTGCGCCTTGACCGCCGCCTGATGAGCAGTAGTTACCAAATGATGACGTTCCACCATTGCCAGCGCGACCACTGTAATTAGTACCACCACCACCGCCACCAACTGTAACGCTAATCGAGTTGATATTTTGAACATCTACAAAAGACTCCGTATGAGCACCAGCAGCACCTGATTCACCATAACCTGAACCACCACCGCCACCAGCAGTACATTTAACCCAGATACGCTTAACTCCACTAGGTTTGTTCCAAGTGGAGTTGCTATTGTATACTGAAATACTATTTGGAAGACCTAAGTTACCACCACCTTGTTGCCAAGAAATAGTAGAACCATTGGTGTAAAGGAACTTACCGCCTTGACCCGACTGTGATGGAATAATATATCCAGAGGATCCAGTTACGTTTCCGTTAATAACAATATGAGTTACATTGAGAGTCCCGTTCGCAGTAATAGAACCACCAGAGAAGGACATGCCCCCTTGGTTACCTAGATCTTTTACTTGTGCTACATTTAGTCGAGTCATTGTTGTTGATCTAACTCTTTTCTTTTATTTAGTTGTTCAGCACCTACATGTTGAAGTGGAACAACCCTGAACGCATACTTACCATTATCTAGAATCTCAGGAATAAAGTTCATACTGATAGTAGTACGTCCTTTCCAGAGGTTGAAGACACCTTCATAACCATGCACAGTCTCTGCTGACCATATAAACAGACAACCTTCTTGTGGTTTGGTCTGGTGAACTTCCTTTGTATATTTATTACCCTCGTTTGCTATACGAGGTGATCTCATCTGTTGAATAACTGGATGTCCCTCTTTCTGAGGTACACGATAGAAATCCAAAGGTGAATGAATCTTGGGATCAAAGTCAACAAAATATGTACCAACGATGATACAGTTGTTGTGGTTATGTTTGATCTGCCAACAATGCTCTTTCGAGCAATGATTCAACCAACAGTCAGTAATCAATAGATTAGATCCATTGAGTTCATATTCTAACACATCAGTAAAGTAATCAGTCGCTGCATCTAGCAGAAACTTCTCAAAGTCTTTGAATCGATCATCATAACGTAAAAGATTACTATTAGAGATATTAAAGTAATGGTGCAGATTCTCCTCTGCTACATTACTATTCCACTCAGGATGCCCTGGTTGTATCTCATCAATAATCTTAGAACATATTTCTTTGATAACCTCATTGTCGCCATCATAATAATACTTCCCAAAGACTTGTGGGAAGTATTCTTCAAGTTCACGTTTCATCTATTATGTTGATTAGTTGATAACAAATAGTAACTTCCGATACTGTATGCACCACCGTCATTGAATCCGATGTTGCTAAGGTTTTTCAAGTTATTTCTTGATCCACCGTACATATTTAGATAACCGCTGTCAGAGTAGTCACCGTTAGGTTCAGAGTGGGTGTTGTCTCTCAACCACCACTTTCCACCATCAGGTACACGCCACTCACCAACATTGTTACCACCATAGTCAGATGATCTCATAATACGAGAGGTGTAGTTACCTCCACCACCGTTCTTGAAGACAGCGCCACACCCAACAAAGAAGTTAGGCCAGTTACCTCCATTGACGATTGTAGCATAGTTAGCAGCAGCACGCCATGCAAACTTGGAGCGACCATAGAACATATCGAGACCAAAGTCAACACCAGAGTGATACTGACCATTGTAATTCACACTACGACCACCACCATTGATAGGATAGAAGTCATAACCACCACCATCCTCTGTGGTGTCAACATACATTTGCAGTGGGTTGGGCATACTGTGTGACTGGATCCAGTATGTTCCACTGCTATTACAGTGTCCATATTCTACACCAAACTTACCAGATTCAAGTGGAGAACTAGGTGAACCACCATCACCAAAGTTCAGTTCAGATGCATTAACAATCTCTAACTTAGCATGGGAGATATAATATGCTTCGTCACCTCTACCTTGGTCCAGTCCAGTATAGTGTTCAATACTAATACTACCAGAGGTATGTTGTCTCCAACCAGATGAGAACTTAATATACCCCATTGATGAGTCGTTAGAACCGTTCCATGGTTCATAACTATAATCAACGTTGAAACGTGCTAACAATACAGGAGAAGTTTCAGACTGGTTATGGTCACAGTTCATCTCTCTGAATCTGTTCTCATTCCAGACCTTACGCCAGTTAGCAATACGATTGCCATCAATGTTGACGTATTGATACTCATTATCCCATGAGTCAACATGGTGAATAACACACGAATACTTAATGTATTGGTGTGATGGTAATCCACTCAGGTTGAGTGTATAAGATCTAGGAGATCCACCCCAACCATGCCAATATCCTGTGCTAGAAAACTCAGGACGTGCGTACATACTGGAATACTCACTGCGATTCCAGTTAGAGAGATAGTTACGACAGTCGTTTCCTTCGTCGTACCAAACTTCTCGTTGGGCAAAACCTCCGCCACCACCGCCTCCGATAGTAGCAATTTTAGCGAGTCCAATACTAGGCATAATTAGTTATCTTCAAATCCTTGTGGGTTCAAGAACACTCTCCATGTAGCACCATCTAGGTAGAAGAAGAAGTTCAAGAGATCATATCCACTACCAGGTGAGAATCCACCGTTCAGTGTAGCAGATTGACCATTAACTTGTACACCACTGAGGTTACCAGACGTAGCAGTTGCTTGTCTAATCAGAACCTGTGCAACATACATGAAACCAGCAACGTTAGGGACGTTGTTAAAGTTTAGTGTAAAGTTGTTAGTAAATGTAGTGGGGTTTTGAGTTTCAAAGATTTGTGCCTGCGAATGATCCAAGGTAACTGTACTTGACAGTGCAAAAGAAATCATTCTTTCCTTGGTTTGACCAAACTCAAAGGTCGAACCAGCAACCATTCTCAGATGGTTGTTAACAGCAGCAAAGTTAAAATATCTATATGCTGAGAGATCTTCGTCAACACCAATCAGTGTCCACGTTGCATTATTCTCAATAGTAACAGTCTTACCGTTAGCAATAGTAATAGGAGCAGCAGAGAAACCGTTGCTAAACTCTACACCATTGTTAGCACTTGGACCAATAGTTAAGTTTTCATTGATAGTAGTACCGTTAGTTCTGATAATAGAATCTTCACCAACAGATGGTCCACCACCACCAACATCGTCCCAACCAGGAGAACCAGGACCGTTGACATCAGGGAGATAACCCTGAATCATTTTCTCGGTTTCGTTATATACAATCGTACCGAGAGCAACAGTACCTAGTGCATTGATTTCAGTCTGGTTGAGATTAGGCAAGTTGATCTGCTCTGTGACAGTCAGGGCGGTGATGATCGCCCTTGTCGCATCGCTAATCTGATTACCTATAATTTTTGTGGACATTAGATTCTCTTGCTAATTGTTTAGATAACAAGTTCACGAATTTGAATCACGTCACCTGTGGCAGGAATAGTCGCGCCACCAATAGAGAAGTCAACAGCATTACCAGTTACGGTGTAGTCAACACCAGGGACTTGACATACACCATTCAAGAATACAAGTACAGAGTATGCAGTATGACCAGGAGAGATTGCAAAGGTAACAGTAGAACCGTTGCCATTGTAAGTGATACCATTGTTACCACTACTTAAACCTGTCGCTAATCTATATTTATCTGCACAACCATACTTTCCTGATACGTCAATGTCACCATTAAAGTAGGTGTTACCACTAACCTTCAATCGGTTAGAGGCATCAGGTGCCATACCAATACCATAATTAGTGACACCAGAATAGCGTTGAGATGTAATCGGAGCAGTATCACTCAGACCCATCTTATACCATGTACCAGCATCATATACCCAACCAAGTGATTGACCTGGGGTCCAGTCAATGTTGTAACAGATGTCTCCACTGTTAAATGCAAGACCAGCATCAAGATCAGGGAGTCCAGCAACTTCTTCTGCGAGGAAAGTCTGTTTCAGAACAGTACCATCATCGTTAGAATAAGTAAACTTCAACGACTGGATCTCATCCTGTGATGTCAGTTTCTTCTGCATGGTCACAGGACCAGAGAACACTGACTCCAACTGGTTAGATGCACCACCAATCACGGTGAGTTTATCAGTCAGCACCAACTCAGAGAACGTCTCAATAGTTGTACCTTCCTCACCCAACACATTCAACTGTGCAATATCTTCGTTAGTGATCTGACCCGTAACAGGGTTAATCACCTGGTTACCCACGAAGAGTTCACCGTCACTGTTCACACCAGAGTAGTATGCAACACCTGCTGCTTCTTTGAGTGACTGTGATAGTCTAACCTGTGCAGGTTTGAGCACTTCCACCTGCGTAGATGGGAATGCAGTTGAATAGTTACCAGGACCGAAACCAAGATACTCAAACGTGTGACCAGATGCTCTAAGAATAGAGTATCTTCTCAGTTCGATTGAGAGAGGAGCAACAGAGTTATCAGGGTTAAGTTGGAGAGGAATCTTTCTCTCTTCCTCATCACCCAGACGTGCAGTCACAACAATACCAGTCAATGTGTTCGTGGTAGTAGTGTAACCTAGGTTGTTCTCAGTTTCTTGTAGGAAGAACTGTGCTGTCTCCTTAGTAATAGACAACTGAGTGTCTTCATTAGGAGTAGGAGTTGCACCATCAGTAGTTCTAACCAGACCCAGAGTCTCGTTGTCTGCCACAGATACAGATGCAGCAGGGTCAGCAACAGGATTGTCTCTGTCAAATGCGGGATAGATGTCTACTGTCTGCTGTGAGAATTCAAAGTCATTGAAGTTCTGTGCAGCAGGAGATACAGATGCAGAAAGCATCGTGAGATAGTAGATACCATCAGCAACACCACGCTCAAATGTTTGGAACGTCTCTACATCATAGATGTAGTATGTCTTACTATATGATGGTGAGTTAGTTTCAGACGATCTTGGTTGCATAACGAAACCAGTGATCGGAGGACGAGGAACAGGGAATGCATCCTTGTCCAGTACATATCTGAAACGATAGGTTCTGTCATTCAAGTCACGAGCATCAGGGATACGACGGATGAACGTAGTAGGTGTAAATCCGAGGTTCTGATACAGCGAGTTCGCTTGAAGTGTGGTGTAGATAGTGTTAGCAGCACTGTCTACTTGCAGATACCACTGACTACGATTGCTATCCCATTTCAGTGGGTTGTCATCATCACCTGCTCTTGTACCAGTAACGGTAGGACCAGAGGGTGAAATGTGTGCGTAGTGAGTAGTTGGGTCGGACGCGCCAGACGCGACGAGTGAAACGTAGATCTTATCAGGAGTATTGACATCATCGCGTCTTGCGCCAATAGTGTAACCCTGGATCTTACTGGGCGGTCTACCTGCTTCGGAAGTATATCCATACAGATAGAGTCTAGAAGCATCTGCTTCTGCCTTTGTAGTTGTAATATCAATAGTCACCCAGTTAATGGAGATCTCTTCTACATCTGATAGAGACTTGGGTGGGATGATGTGAGTAACTTGCCCTGCTTTGTCCTTGGTAAATGACGCAGCTTTGAACCCTTTGGATCGTAGGGATGTGTTACCGAAGTTTGAGTTAGAGTTCGTGATAGAGAGGTCACCACCACTGTCGGAGAAGAAGTGGTCACCGAATCCCACGGCGAACACTGACACAACCTGGATAAAAGAGTCATTGGATGCTTTAATATGAACGTGTCGCCATCCACGTCTATACTCTGCTAGACCGTTGATGTGAGCACCTGAACCTGCCGCTTGTGGTTCATATTGTCCAGTCGATTGGTTATATACAACGAATGCACGGTCATCCTTTTGTAGAGAGATACCCGTGAACTGTGCAACCACCATCGATTTGAAACCAGTTGCCTGGGAACCATCGGCGTGCATACCATTGATACCCCACACAGAACGTAGGGAGCAGTTGAACACATATGGTGAGGCAGAGTCAACGGTATCAATCTCAACCTTCACGAGGATGTTTGAACCAATAGCATTACCGCTAGGTTCGGATGACATTTGATAGGTGAATTGGTTACCCTGTGCTGAGGTTACCAAGAACGATCCATTATAGAGTAGTTGATCCTGCTCAGTAGGACCAGTAACGCCAGATATATTAACAGCGACACCCACGGAGAATCCGTGATTCTTCGGGTTGCCAAGTTCATCCACCGTAAATGCCGTGGCAGTTTGTCCATTACGGATAATCTGAGATACAGCAAATTCGTCAGAAATAGGACCAACGATCCTGTTTTCTTCGATTCTTGCCTGCAACTGGTCTTGTGCAACAACGCCAGAAGAGTCAGGAATAGTAGCGTATGCTTTCGAGATCTTCTGATAGTAGAGACTCAGATCGTCTGTGTTTGCATACTCAAAGCAAGTAATCTTGTGGTGAGAGAAGTTAGGTGCAATAGTAGCGATGTCATCACCACGATAATATACACCGTTGTTGTCCCCATCAAAGAAGGACATCTGCCAGAAATAGCAACCACCAGTCAGTCTAAAAATCGCAGAAGGACCAGGCTCATTGACAGCAGTAATACCGAGACTACCCTGTACTGTGGGATAAGGGACGTATTTTGGAATGATTTTGGTTCTACGAAGGTCCGAACCAACAACAGAGACACCACGAGGGCAAATAATACCACCGTTAACTGAATTAAATTTATAAAGAACATTACTACTACTCGTTAGATCGAAGTTAGTATTAGCGTCAAATGGTTGGACATCATTATAGTCCGCAACCCCTGGTCTGTTATCGAGAACATACTCAGAGGGATACAGATAGATTGAAAATGCGTCGAATTCGTCATTACTCAGACCAACACGATAGGAGAATCGTGCCACTTCAAGGAATGCTCTCTGCAACGTCTTAAAAGGACGCAATGCAGAGTTACCCCTATTGTCATATGCATCCGATGCATCAAAGTCGTCAGGGTTGACGTAGATAATACGTCCTGTCCTCGACGTAATGATATTTTTAAGACGAGTAAGTGCCATTTACTTGGGTTCCTCTTACCTATGTATTTATTATGGTGTCGCGCCGCCGCCACCACCATCAGTGGCTTTGGAGTTAACGACCACCGTGAAATCATCAGAAACTGATTCAAATCCAGTGACGTTATATGCAATATCACCAGCAGAAGAATATACCAAGATGTTCTGACCAGGACCAACCACAATGCCAGTAGTTCTGTCTACTGAATTTGCAGCGATTGCCTTGTCATAAGCAATATAATCTTCGGCGTTAGTATATGTTTCAGCAGTTGCACCTGCTTTATCACCAGTACCAATACCATTGATGTCGAAAGTGAGGTTAGCAGCGCCACCACCACCAAGGACAGCATCAGTTGCAGTCAGAGTTTGACCATCAGTATAATCTTTACCGCCGTTGACCAGAGTTACAGTAGCAGCACCAGATCCATCGACTACGATAGAAACAGTGCAACCAGATCCACTGCCACCAGTAGGAGATACACTGTAAGTACCAGCAGAGCGAGATCCGTCAGCACCACCAACATTGTCAAAGGCAAGAATCTTACCAGCAACTACCTCCGCCATGTAACGGTTTTCGTTAGCACGAGTCGGAGTGTCATAGAAAGTATCACCAACTGCGAAAGCAGGAGATCCAATATCCAAAGAGATCTTCAACACGTTGCGTGCAGGATCCCAGTCATGGACATATCCATACTTACCAGGAGTTACACCACCGTTTTGAACAGTATAGGTAACACCACCAAGGTCAAAAGTATCAGCAGCAGCGAATGTCTCACCTGCTACCTTATAGATATAGATTTCTTCGTACTCAGGGTTGTTACTAACAGTAATAGCATGACCAAACTGAGCATTAGTATCCTCAGTATTAGCAACTGCGGGTTCAGCGTAGGTGTTAAGTGACAGAGGAGTTGCCTCATCAATCACAATTTCCAAGTAACCGTTAGATCCAGCAGTACCTACCTTAGTAACATTAGTAGTATATTCAACACCAGTCAGCGTTTGGGTTCCATCGACTTCTTCCGAAAGGCGAAGTGGATGACCAGTATTACTACTATCAGATTGAATATAACGGTAAGTCCGTTCGTTATCAAATCCAGCGGCAAGCGGAAACTCATAAGTTCCTCCGCTAGATCCCTCAGCAATGATAAATTTATCACGATTTTCGATGGACGATGCGCCCTGTGAGAAGTTTGCAGGTACAGTAGCATTAGAAGTACCACCTGTCAAGGTCTCACCCTCAGTCAGGAAGTTGATGAAATAGTCACCAGCATCAGTCAACTGAGTAACAGCAGAACCATCGGTGTGGTCAACAGCAGAAGTACCATACACACCACGGATCACACCCAGATCGTTACCAGCAACAGACTCAATTTGAAGGACTTCGTTACCAATTCTGATGAAGGATCCTTCAAGGAATCCAGTTGCATCAGTCAGAGTCAGGGTAGCATCAGCAGCAGCGTACGTTGCACCTTCGTTAATGGTAGATGTAGTAGCAGAGTCGATGAACGACTTAACATAGTCACCAGCAGGAATAGCAGATGCCGTCGTACCATACACACTACGAGTAACAGTCAGTGTGTTGTTAGTAGTGTTAATACCACCAACGTTGATAGAAATAATCTCAGTACCAGTATTAGTCGGAGCGTCACTTCTCATCAAGAGAGTATTCTCAGCAAGACCAGTGTTACGAGATACCTTAACACTTGTAGCACCAGATGCTACGTCTGCCATGTTAAGAGTCAGAGCGCCCGTGGTGTTATCAAACGCACGAACAGTACCAGTCAATCCAGAAGTACCACCAGTAACAGTCTCACCTGCCACCATCAAACCAATAAGGTTATCTACGTTGGTTTCAGTCGTGAGAAGTTTCTCAACTTTAACGTATCTCATCACGGTAGCAGTGTCCTTGAATACGTCAAGGAGTTTTGCAGTTGCACCGCTAGTCGATACAATATCAGCACCAGGAGTTGCATCAGCAAATGCAATACCAGGAGTGACTTTCAACTTGTAAGTTGAGATTGGATTGCCCTTTGCAAACTCTAAGTTATTCGTGGTTGCACCTTCATCACCATTCATGGTGAGGATTTGGTCGTAATCACGAATTGCAGCACGGTAGGAAACTCCGCTACCACTAGCATTGGTGGCAGTCAGGACCGTGGATGCAGTGTTATCGATGTTGCATCGATACAGTGATGTATTTGTAGTTGCCGCTGGTTTTGCAGCGGCGAGTCTTCCTGCTGTCATTTGTTAATTACCATCCTGCCTGGAAAAATGTTTGGAGTCGGAGTCTACCCCCGAAGGTTGGTGCCGCGAGAGGACCACCGAAACTAACACCCACCGCGTCGATGTTGTTAGTGGAAAGAAGCGTTGCGTCGCCATCAGGGAACTGAATTTGTACAGAACCAGTGATGTTCGTGGTGTCAATATTGATAATACCGTTGACATTATCTGGGTTATTGATCGCCATGTATTCCAACGTCTTATAAGCAAGCGTTTGAGTTGCTCGCTCTGCAACCAAGACATTTGGATCCGTACCATTATTTAGAGGGGCAGTAACACTGCCGCCTGGGAAACTAAATACGAGGTTATTGTTGGTTGGGATGTTCTCCATCTCCAACGTAACCTTCTTACTATTATCAACTGTATCCTGGAAGATAGCACCTTCGTAGGTTTTGTTCGTCAGGATTTGTGTAGACGCTTCACCAACAACTTTGACGTTCAAGTCAGGGAACGTAACAGTTCTATCCTGAGTCAGTTCTGATTGGTCGAAGATAACATAACGAGTTGGATCGTTCTCATCATTAGAAGGAGTATTAGAGAACGTGGGGTTAACCATGTTCTTATTATATACATCCTGCTCAGTAACGTCATCCAAGATAGTAGACTGAGTGATGGCAGCACCGAAATCGGGCAGTCTGTATGTATGCAGACCAGGTGAATCCCATGCGTCAGTCTCAAACTTTGCAATCTTTGCAGCGTTAGTAGAACCAGTAATACTCAGATCACTATCCTTAATAATGATCGTCTTATTAGTGATAGTCTGGTTCGTATCAGTAGCAAGAAAGGTGGTCGTAGTGTTCGCACCCAAGTTAGGGAAGTCGAAACGCTTCGTGCCACCTGCTGTTGATACAGTACCAACGTTGAAAAATACTCTCTTGCCAGGGTTCTGATCGTCCTCAAAGAACAGCGTGTTGTCGGTAAAGATTGTAGTACCGTCAACAGTAAAGTAACCACTACCCTGCGGAGTGATCTCTACGTTAGCATTTGCCGATGCAGTATCAATAGCACGGATTTCCAGAGTGGAGGATCCATCCGAGTTTTGATTCCGACTATTATATAATGCTGCCGTACCAAATGTGATACCAATTTCATTTACATTGGATTGGTACAAACCAGTGTCACGGTCCAAATTGAAAGCCATGCCTGGGGCGGTCTGACTTCCTGCCGATACTGATCGAAAGAGTTGATTAACTCTTGCCTTCCTGTTGGGGATGAGTGGGTCAGAAATGACAATAGGAAGAACTGCTTCTCCCGTTACCAGGTCGTCGCCAACAGTTTGAAGTTGTGATATTCTTTTAGTTCCCACTACACTCTCACGGGCGCTGTTGTTCCAAGTTATTTATAACGTTACAGACCTGTGTCCCATGAGAAGAGTCAATAGCGAGTTTGCTTTCTCTCGCATTTTGTCGTGATAGTCACGGGCACTAATGACCTCTGCGATGATCTCTTCGTAGCACTGCCGAGGATCAAAATCATCAGTACACATGTAATCGTTAATAGCGTCACTTAGACGTTCCCTCCTTTGTTGTTCGTAGGTTTTCTGTCCCTCAATCGGGGACATCTTGGAAGTTGTCAATGTATTCCTCCATATTAAAGACGATGGGATGGCACTCTTCCATAATTAAGTAAGATGACCATCGATAAAGATCTTCCATTGTGATCTTTGGATTGTTCTCTGCCTGTATGATGACCTGTGGGTCATTGGGATCAAATCCCTCGTCCTCAAATGTGAACGGTAACCCAGAGATCAAGAACATTTTAACTATGCCACATGTATCAAGATAACAATACTGCTCAGTTACGTTGAACTTCATGCGCTTCCTCTTGCATCATCGATGCGATCTTGCCTTCTAAGATAAGACAGACCTCTTTAACGGTCGTTGCCTTAATACTATGTAGGTGTGTTGCGTCTTCATAACCTAATACAGTACCATGCCAATGCTGATCAATATCAGAGAACCACAGTTTAATATCAACTGTTAAGTTCTTCTTGCATGGCGCTGAGTTCTTCATTGACATACTGTGCTACTCCTGCGGGATCTGGTTTCCAGTCACTTGGCATGGGCAAATCAGGTGGAAGATCGTCATTTGCCTGCGCGTAACTGTTTACGTATTCAGGTACAGGAACCATCAATACTGAGGGTTTGCCCTCCTGAACGATCTTGATTGTATGACCTCTTTCTACGAGTGTCAAGCAGAAGTCCAAGTTTTCTTGCACTTCTTCAATTTTCAATTCAAGTAGACTAGACATTAGAAACAATAGGTACGTTGATCAGATTCAAGGTTGTCTTGAAGCAACTCGGTAATCACCTGGAAACTTTCAGCACCATCGGTATCGAAGGTGAATTGGACAGTTTCATCATAACCCTCATCATCTTGTACGACGATGCGGCGCTCAGGGAAGTGGAAGTAAGCGTGAGCGATAAAGCGAGGTTCAGTGTTCATTAGTTAAGCATTACAGGGAGACCGTAGATCTGAGTAGGACCGAGACCCGAACCCAGAGCAGCAAGACCAGTACCGACGCCGTAGGAGACGAGACCAGTAGTACACTGGTTAATAATAGCACCTGATCCGCCCGTGACAATCTCGCCTATGCCACCTGTTGGAGTGGCTATCATGGTCATGTGAGCACCAGGCGATCCACCAGTAACGATGTCTGCCATAGCACCAGGTTTGGTGTTGCCCACCGACATACGAATATGTGCGGGAGGAGTAACACCAGGGAATGGTGCGTCCATTGTCACGTCAACAATAGCACCTTTTACCAGACTGTACTGACCAGTCACCACACCAGGGATCATGGAGAAGATACCAATAACATCGAATCTACCACATGCAAGGAAACTGGTGATCCAGTTTGCTTCGTTGATGATCTCACCACTTGCTTTGTTAGTGATGACGTTTGCCTGATTATTGATCTCAGGTGCATCAAGAGAGATAGCGTTAATACCTTTGATGTTAACACGAGCACCCTGGATAGTAATGTCACCCTGATAAGAAATATCGTGGTCACCTGCTTTGGTTTGTACAGACTTCGCTTCTTTCTCACCATGATCTACATCGAAGTGACTACCACCACTCTTAGCAGTCATGAGATTGTTAAGAGTATCGCTTGCCTGATCCAACCACTTGTCACCACCCTTGAAGAATGATGAATCACTATTGGACTTCGCCTTAGCACCAGGACCGTTAGAGGTGTGCTCGTTCATAGAACCAGAAACTTCAAGGTGGAAGTCACCCATCACTTTCAGGTAGTAATCACCTTCAACAGTGTGAACGAGGTTGTTCTTGACGTTTTGTACAAGGTCGCGACCGTAGATAGCAGTCTCGTTGTTAGGAACGTTGACGTGCTTATTACCACGCTTATCTTCAAACGAAGTAACACCACCAGGACCAGAACGCACACGCTTCTCCTTACCAGGAGTTGCATCATCAATATCTCTTGCACCATTCAAGAACATTTGAGTCTGTTGCAAGAATGGATTCATCTCCTGGAAGTAGGAGTCAAAGATGTTACCACCCGTGGATCCACCAAAGTCGCTAGATCCACAGTCCCCGTAGTTACCACCACCAGGACCAGCAAGTGCATCACCAATATCGCTACATTCGGTGGTCCCCAATAATGGTAACCACCCTTTCGCTCGCGGTTTTCGACTCTTCCTTCCACACGATATGAACCCAGCAATAAAACCAATGATTGCAGAAATGATGTCAAGGATACTAGAAAAATTCAGTGAGGTAAAGTCTACCGAGAAGATACTACTAATACCATCAGCAACTTTCTTCAAATCCTTGAAAGTATTGATTGCTTTCAACACAGTGTCAGCAATCTTGTTGAACATTGCTAGTGCCTTACAGATCTTCTTCTGAATACCTGCCATTGCCTTCTCAACGAAGTCAAGCACACCAGCAATCATGTCATCGATCTTGTCCATGACATAATCAAATATACTCTGTAAGAATCCTCCTAGGTCTCCTACGATATTTGCGATTGCCGACAAGAAACCAGGAACAGGTTGACAGAAAATATCCTGAATGATCTGCATGATGATGTCCATGATCTTCTTCACGATGATCAGAGGAACAAAGTTAGACACAACCTGCATGATCTTATCGATCAGGAATTGCATCTTCTGTGCAAGGAATTCTTTCAGTGGTGCCAACATACCACTGATTGCGTTAGTAATGAAGTTAGTAAGGTTACTCAGTTGATTCAGGATTGCCTTACCTTGCATCACATGTCCAGTGATAGCAGATACCATATTGCCATCTTCATCCTTGGCAATAGAACCAACACCGATACCCAGATCAGTGAGCATACGCTTCAAGTCTTTCGTGAAACCTTCGTTAGCAGGTCCAGTCGTACCATCAGCGATACCACCTTCATTAGAAGGAACACCAATAGGGTTGGTGAACACGTTGAAGGGAGTCTCAACTTCTGCTCTACTTACAGCACCACGAGATGCCTCCTCACCACCAGTAACACTACCAGGCGTTTGACCCTGTGCTTTCACAAAGGGGTTACCACCCATAGCAGGAGTATTGTTCAGACTCGTCTGTGATGGAGTCTGAGTTTTGTTTTCGTTCGCCTTTGTAGGATCAGCGAACACAGTGCGTGCCATCTCATTAGGAGTGCCACGACCACCATCCTTAGAACCCGTGTTCTCGGGGTTCTTCATAGTTCTGAATGAACCCAACACGCAAGGAAGTTGTGCCTCTTCACCATCAAGGAAGAAACCAAGCACCTGTGCGCCAGGTTGCAGTTCAGTTGTAGTACCAGCGTTTTTGGTCTGGGGTTGGTCAGTTGGGAGAAGTACCGTTGCCCACGGCAGCATATCCGTAGGGAGTGTCTGCAAATGAGATGATGATCCGTCTTCGGAGGTTTCTGATTGGGTATACCATCCAAGAATACGAACTTTAACCCTACCTATTTGAGCAGGGTCCATATGGTCTTCAACTTCACCAATCCACCAGTGAAATCCATCTCTGCCAGCAAAGTCAGTTTTTGATCCTAGTGCCATTATGTTAGCGTAAAGTCTAGTTGCCTTCCATTATTTAGACGCTCAAACTGAAACAGACCTTCCTCTGGTTCTTTACCCCATTGGAACTTACCTGTCTCAATATCATATCCTGTATCACGAGAGCGATAAAAGACACCATTGAATTGGATCTCAGATACTACTCTCGTATTTCTCAGAATACATTCGTCTTGGACTTCTCCAAACCACCATCCATCAAAGTAACCCCATTGTAATGTGCAACCATCTGTACCAGTCTGTTGATTGACTGGATGTGTAATCACAGTATGGTCATCAAGATATTCACAGGTTATATGATAATGACGATATGGATCATCCTCAGTTTGGTAATTATACCATTGTTTTAATTCTAGCACATTATTGTCAATCTTGGTATACAAGACATTGATCTGTGGCCATTTACTGGGGTCTGTGAATGCTTGCTTTCTATTACGCCAGTGCCCCAGGATCATCTTTTCATATAATGAGGTCATACCATCCAGTCACAATAATCTTCTCTTCATTAGGTGCAGGAAGTCCCTTGTGCATATGGGTCCAATCTGCTGGCCAGATCAATGTCAGACCTTTCTTTGGTTTTATCTTAGCATTCTGTACGTCAAAGAATGTCTCACCACCCTCTTCAATATCATTGAGGTAGGTCATCCATGCCATGACACGATTAGCACATTCAGGATTAGCAGAGTTCCTTTCACAGTGCAAAGCAAAAAATCCCCCATTAGGAGGATACCATTGCATATTGAAATCCTCTTGAAGATCCCAATGAATTGTACGCAACATAGGCCAATAGTTTACATATTCCCTAGTTACTTCTGCTAGTGCATCAATATAATTTGTGACCCTCTCATCTTTATGATAACGAGGAATAGTCATGTCAATAGAGTCCTTAATGGTCTTATCAACACCACCAGCACCGCCATTGGCACCACCACAGTGTCCCTCTGTCTTTTCTAAGTAGTCACACGAATGCCAGAAATCTATGAGTCCATCACAGATCTCTGGTTCGATTATGCCACCACCAATAAATGAGTTATGGGCATCAATATCAATGTATTCACTAATCATAGCTAAGAGACTGCCCTTTCAACCCTGACAGTGTTGAGTATAATGATTTATTGGTATCTTGTCAAGTCAGTCTTCGTAGACTAGACATTCTGGTTCGGAAGGATTCTGATCGCAATAGACTTCCAAGTATGAGGGATCGTGATGATCTCCTGCTTCGATCTCTTTCTTGTGGTTTTCGACGTACTCTTCTAGATCGTGCAATTCACCCTCGATGTGTCTACGCATCTGTGGGTTTGTGGTAGGATCTTGAAGAATATCCTTGTCTTTTTGGATGTGTTGTTCGATACTATCCATGGTTGTACCTCGAAGGTATAATGTTATTTATTCTTGGAAACAGGTAAACTGTCTCTACATAAGAACAACTGAGTAGTAATACCTGTTTTCTTATATGTATGGATCAGTCCTTTGATTACATACTTACCAGAATAAATTCTGTCTTTCTGAACCTTTCTGTTACCTTTTTGATTGGACGATGGTAGGTCCACCTTGATTATAGCGCCTGCATACAAACTTGTATTACCTGGTACACTGATTGTCAGCGTATGAGTATTAAGTAATGACCATCTAGCAGCAGAGTATGCTGAACAGATTACTGTATTATCGGATTGATCGTTCGCACCGCCATCATCAGCTTGTGCTGTCTGGTGAGCATTCTTAGGCAAGATCTTAAATTTAGATCTGGTAGGTGCTTTCTCGGTATACTTCTCAACCAATTCTTTGTCGTAAGGGAATCCTTTCTCGACAGTTGATGCAGTCTCAAATAGTGAAAAGATGTTTGTAATATATGGTCCACCAGCAGTTCCACCTGGTTTACCCATCTTCTCCTGGGTGGCAATTTGTTGATCAGTAAGTTTCTTCTTACTACCTTCTTTACCCTTGTCCCATTTGAAACTCTGGGCATTACCAGCAGTAAAGAATCTATTCTCCTGCTTCTCTTCCTTGGCGTAGAGGTCAGCTAATTGACTAGATGTTAATTGATTCAGTTTAGTATTAGAATCAAATGCTTGAAACTGATTATTGTTGTTTTGAAAATACTTATCAAAGGTAAGTGAAGATGATCCACCTGCTTGTGGTGCAAAACTGTCAGTAATCTGTGGGAATGAAATACCATAGGTTACAGTCTTGTATACACCTTTTCTTAGTTTTTCCAGTTGGTTGGTTCTTTCAGGGTATTGAACTGACTCAATCTTGTATGCATCTATTGCTGGATTATTATCATTGACGTTTGACTGACCATAGACATATTCACAGAGTGGTTTCTGTTCACACAAATAGTCCATAGAGAGAAAGTTGAATCCATTCTTATTTTCGTAGAATAGGAATCCAGACTGTCTCTTGCCTGCATTTTTGTTACCTTTACTCGCTTTGCGTTTCTTGTTGTTACCACCCTTGGTTCTAGCAACCTTGTCAGAAATATATGAAATCAGGTCAACAGGACGCCAATTAGGTGACACACAGTTAGCGTTACTATATGGTTCGATATTTACCCTATCCTTAGGTACATCTAACTTCTTCAACAACATACGCTCTACGATGTCTGTACGACCCGCCATGGGTCCAAAGGCACCAAATGCTCTGTTAGACTCGTTTGCATATATTTCTGGTGATGCACAGTGCAAGATATACATTTTAGTACGTTCTTGCTTCACCACACTACCAATTTGATATACACGCAATTTGTGTTTGATGCTCTTAAATTTACCGCTGTTGATTGCGCCCGCAGCATCTGTTTCAAACTGAATCTGAATCTCCTCAGATCCTCTGAGGTTATCATCAAAGTTCACTGAGTCTAGAATAGCAATATCACACCTAATAAAAGGTGAGTCAATCGACTCCATCCAGTTGAATTCACCAACCATATCGATGATGTCAGCTTTCTCACCATCATCGAATATAATGTCAACTTTTTGTAACTTGTATGACTTGGTATAACTCATGTCAGTGATTTAGGTGGAGTAGAGATGTCAGATAACCAACCCATGCGTGGCATTAAGAAGTCAGAAGCAGGATTCTTATATCCACCTTGATTGCCAGCAACTACTGGTGGGGGTGGTTCTACTGGTGGAGGTGGTTGATCTGGAAGTTGCTGAGTAGAGACTTGTGTTCCATTCTGCTTCTCTGCTTGTGCTTCTTTCTTTGCCAATGCTGCATCACTGATCTTGGTTCCGTCACCACCGTTAATATCATCAATATAACTTTGCATCAATTCAGCACCACCCAAGTTATTGAAGATCGCCATTGGATCAATCTTCTTAGGTTTTTGGGCAACCTCTGGATCTGCCTGAGTGCCCGCAGGTGAGTCGCTACCCTGACCAGGAGTCTGGGCAGAGGCAAGATTGAGGTTGGGATCATCACTGACCATTGCAGCACCGCCACGAGCACCGTTAAGTGCTGCTTTGACTTCCGCTACGCTATGTAGCGCCTTATTGCCGTTGCCATATACACTTTCACCAGTAGCGGGATCAGGCAGTGATGCCCACTCTCTTGCCAGTTCCAGCAATGCACCATTTTCATCATTATGCTGCTTCTGGATATACTGCCACGCATATGGTCTCTTGTATTTAATAAGACCAACACCTAATTTATCTTGCATAGTCTTATCATACTTTGCATCCTTATCAATACCCATCTCCTTCACGATATATTTCATCGTGCTTGGAATGATCTGATAACGACCAGCAGCAAACAACTTACCAGATGACTGTTGAGACATAACCTCACCAATCGTCATGTCAGTTAGGTTCTTACCTAGAATCTCAGATGCATTGTGAGTGCTACCAACAATACGACCACCACGAGTACCTTGGTTCATAGAGTTATATCCACCCTCACCAGATGCAATGAAGTCCAGCAGACCACCTGCCGCCATTCTCTTCTTATTACACCAAGTGCATCCTTTGACGAACCCACCTTTTGCTTTATTTGCTGCCTCACCCATGTCAGCGATATATGATCCCATGAGATCAGCACCACCCATGTTCTGGAACACCTTACCGATGTCAATCTTCTGAGGACCAGTTGCTGCATCAGTACCTCCCGTAGAATTGGAGGTAGATTTACCCATGGGTTCTTTAACTACGTGGACTTTATCTTGTCCACCATTCTTCAATACCTGTGACTTGGACGCAACATCGCGTGCCATGTCTTCAATACTTCTCGTGCTCTCTGGTTTCTTCCAATAGTCAGGGTTACCACCAAGCATGTTGACAGACATGCCAACACCTTTCTTAGCAAGACCAAACAGGACAGGATCCATCGTCTTGTTAAGACCCAGCAGGTTCTTAGCACCATCAATCATACCACCCAGGAACATCTGGGGGATTTCTCCACCATTAGAGAATGGCATAGGAAGACCAAACCCAGAGCGAGATGCTTCTGCTAGTCTTGTATTAGTAAGACCTGGATTACCTCTGGTTGCAGGAGTGTCGAATGGAACAACGAATGCTTTTCCTACACCACCACCTGCTGCCTTTGTTGCAACGTATTCTGTACCATGACCAATGAATGCAGTAGATCTACCACCATCCAGTGATACAGGATACCCAGACTGAGGTCCTTGGATCCAACCACCAGCAGCAAACCCTCTGAGAGGACCACCACGAGCATAGTCACCAAATCCCAACATGTCGCCACTGATGGGGGCACCAGTCATGCCACCAAAATCTCTGATCTCGTCTGCGTGAGATTTATCAGGATCCTTTTCATCCTCTATGACTGCTGTGCCATCCTGATTCGCCTGAATCGCTGCAACACCAGTACCAACAACAATAGCAGCAGCACCAAGTCCGAGCATACCACCAAGACCCATACCCTTGACGAATGCTACGAGTCCATTGATCATGCCACCGATGCCTCGGAAGAGACCCGTGAGCATCTTCTTCAATCCACCACCCGTCACCAGTTTCATGATGAAACCGCCAGCTTGGAGACCAAACTTAGCGAGGGCAACAGGGGCAAAGATTGCCCCTAATACAGTGATAAATTTAAGTAGACCAAATATCCCCTTGAAACTTAACGGGTTCTCTAAGAACTCTACCAGTCCGTCAAGACCAAAGGTCACTAAGAAGTCGGCGATCTTCACGAACGCCTCAAACATACTCCTAAGAGCCTTGAATATCTTCTTTAACTTACCTTGATTCTCTGGTTTCGACATCCAGTCGAGAACCGTATAGATGAGCAGAGACTTGAAGATCTGCTTTATAAGACCAGCAATGCCTTCAAAGAATCCTACTGACTTCTTGGCAGCACCAATAGTTTGCTTATCTTCCTCTTTGTTAGTCTTCTTCTCTTGAACCTTTTCAGATGCTCTATCTTTAACTAAACCTGCTTGTCTGATAGCAGCACGCTTAGCATCTTTAATCCTTTTCTTTTCATCGTTAATATAGTCTTCACGCTGTTTCATCATGGACTCACGGAGTTCCATGTTCTTGAAGGTATATTGAGCGAAGGAATCCTTCATCTCCTCCACCATAATCGCGATGGAGTTTACAGACGCACCAAGACTGTTGGTAGCAGCAATACTCTTTGCATACCCAGCAGCGGGTTGAGTAACAATCTTATCTCCTACCTTGACTGTGATACCTCCACCCTTGAACTTGGGTGGAGTGATCATTTTATATAGTCTTGCCTGTGCCATTAGTTACCCGTGAGGAGTGGTGTCATCCCAGAACCTGGGGTTATGATCTGAGGTGCTGGTGGTGTTGCACCAAACACTTTCTTAGTAAGGATCATGACGTTGTTGCTTCCACCTTGCAAGTCTTCTTCACGTTGCTGAGAGTTCTCAGACTGTGTTTTCAATAGTTGACTCTTTCTATTTAGTTCGTCTTGTTCCTGTTTTATCTGTGCTGCACCTGCTCCGCCACCACCAGACACACTACTACCACTAGAACCTGCCTCATCATCCCTAATGTCTTGAATATAACTCTTCATCAAGTCAGCACCACCGAGACCTCGGAAGACCTCCATGATGTCAATCTTCTTGGGTTTTGGAGGTTCATTCTGTTGTAAAGTACCATCAGCGTTGGTTTTAGGAGTGCCATCGGGATTTGTACCCCCATCACTGCTATTCCCTGATGCATCATTAACTAATGGTGGAGACTCTCCATACTTAGCATTAGTATTGATAGATCTAGGTGCCTTCCACATGTACATATCATTAGGTGGCATCTGGTTATTGAAGATGCCAGGAGTCATTCTGTAATACTTACCAGGACCACCAGTCTTATCTGCTGCGTTGTTAGTCTTTTTCCAGACTCCGCCCATGCCAAGTTGTCCGAATGGGTCATTTACGATCCATCCATTATCATCATAACCAACCAAGAGACCCCAGTGACCACTACCTTTGTACTTAAATCCTAGTGGTACTGGATAACCTTGATCAATCTCTTGTTTTAATACCTTATGTCCAAATGCACCAACTCTAACGCCAGAGGTGTTGATACCAAAATCTTTCAGTGCCTTCTGTTGTGGTGCTGCATTAGTTGAGTCACCATACTTTTGTCTTACTTCATTATATTGCTCTGAGGATAGAGGTTTCTTAGTCAGATAACTCGTCCACATTGCCATAGTCGTGGAATAACACTGAGTGTCACCTCTACGACCAAATTTATCGTTCTTGTTTGCTCTCTGGTTCAAGTAAGGAACATCGGCGAGAACTTTACCACCTTGTGCAAGTTCTTGGTTCCCTTCACCTTCTTTCTCGCCGAATCCCAACAGACTCATCAGTTTACCGATGAGTTCACCAAGACCAGGTAATTTTTGAAGTTGAGTATCTAATTGATTCTTCAATCCACCAAGACCTAGGGTGTTGATGAGTGCATCTTCACCTTCTGCTAATGCTGGGATGAAGTCTCTGGCAAACAGGTATCCATCAAGGAACATCGATGCCACGTTAGTAGCACCAGCAGTTGCAAGACCAGCAATATCCAGAACACCTGAAATAGATTCCAGCAGACCACCAACGCTATCACCAGCAGCAAAGCGATCGTATGCAAATGCTAGGTTAACAACACCACCAATGACAGGAAGAACAGCGGCAGCTCTCTTACCTAATTTACCACCAGCAGTAGCAACATTAGTAATACCTTTCTCTGAGAACAGTTTACCTACCTTGTCATAACCAGGGATCTTCTGCAATCCCTCCATCAACTTTGCACCAACCTTGTTCGCTTGCTCCATGATTGGCTCAACGAACGGTTTGACTTTGGCGACAATCTCTTCCATGAAGAACTTCTTCGCCTTGGTGCCTAGACCATCGACAGTTTCAACTGCAAAGTTCTTGATACCAGTACCAAACTTTTGGGCAGTAGCAGTGGTTGCTTCCCAGGCACTCTTCATGCCCTTGTTAGCCCACTGACCAAACTTTATTGCCTTGTCGCCAATAAAATCAACACCTGCCTTAGCACCAGTCTTCAATCCCTCGACGGTATTGCTACCTGCTCTTTGAAGTTTCTGCCACCAGTTTAGTTTCTTGGGTGCTTTCGTTGCAACATCGGTCGCTGTCTCTCCAAGATCTACTGCTGTATCTACAACCTTAGTTGTCTTTGCAACGTCACCAACAGCATCTGCGTTCTTGGCAACATTATCTACAACATTCTTAGGTGTGTTGTCAGGTAAGAGATCCAGTGGGTTAGGGCACAAACCACCCATAAGACCACCAACCAGTCCTCTCCTGCCGCGTGGACGACGGTTGCGGTTGCGACGACGACGGTTGTTATCTCTACCAAACCTTCTGTCAGCAGCATTCTTACCGTAACGTCTCTCGTATCTCTCCCTAGATCCTGTTCTACGCTTACGACCATCAATATCAACATCAGGACCACCCCTACGACCATCGCGGTCTGGGCGCATTCCTCGGTCGTTTGCACTATTAACTGCCTTACCAAGTCCACGCATGAACTTGACATCACCAATGAGTTTCCAAGGCATCAAGACCCTAGAAGCAGCCCAGAGTGCAGCAAGACCCCCTACAAGTTGTAGGACGCCAAACATCTGTTCAAATATCCTAGCAACACCAGTCTTATCAGACTCCCCAAAGATATTTGTGATGCCCTTCATCACATTGTCGATACCAAACCCTGCTAGGGCACGACTAAACGACCATACAGCAGAAAGAAATCCGAAGAGTTTCTTTAATGCTTCTCGATTCTCTTCTTTACTGACCCATTCGAGCAACTTCATTCCCAGAAGTGGTGCCAGAACCTTCATCAGCATACTGCCGAGAGAGTTCAGGGGTTGTAGCAGTGCTTTTATGAACCCAAACTTACCCTTCTGTTTCTTTGCTAGTTTTTCTCCTTCTTTCTTCTTTTCAGCAGGTGCTTTCTGCTTCTCTTGTAACTTCTCTGATGCCTTATCCTTCTCTCTTCCTTTCTTTCTACCTAAAAGATCTTCCTGTGCCTCGATGATAGAGACTTTATGCTTGTGCTCTTTCTCATCGAGTTCTTTCTCGCGCTGTAAAGCATCCAGTTCAAACCCAGTATGAACTTCTGCAATCTCTTTGAAATCTTGTACAGCAGATCCCAAATAAGAAACAGCACCACCCAACCTATTCTTTGCAAAGACCTCGGTTCTAATTGCCTTACCGAGGTCATCTTGCCCAGTGCTAGGTGCCTTTACGCTGATATATTTTCTTAGGGTTGCTGCCATTAAAGTGGGACACTATTGTTTTGTTTGTTCATGCGCCTTTCTTCTTCTTGTAAATGAGCAAGTAGAAGGTTCACATACACATCACGTTCCCAAGGCATCATATTATCTAGTTCGGTCAAACTATATTTGTGATGCTGCATCAATGCAAAGTTAGTCTTATAGTGATTCATAAGACTATCGTGCATCAATGCTACCCGAAAAAACTTGCTAGACCCTCCAACAACACTTCATTCTCTACTCCTGTTTTAGGATTAGTAACAATGAGTGTGTGAGTGAGTTTCGGCATAGTTTCAAAGAACTTTTGAATCTTAGCGAACTGTTCATTATTCATCTCACCGATGAAGTCAGTTGCTTCTTTCTTAGTGAAAGAATCATAGATTTCATCACCATCATATACTTTATCAATACAGTCAGCAGCAAGTGCGAACACGTCATCAAGTGATGGTTCATCAGTCATGTTACGTTCAACAAAAACATCCAGAGCAGGATATTTCATTTGAATCTTGACTTCATCACTCAGTTTGACAATCTTCTTGTGATCCTTAGGAACTTGAACTTCAACCTCATTAAGGTCAAGTTCAACATCTACCTCAGTTTCACCGTCATCTTGACAAACGACTTTGAATTCACTTGTCTCACCCACCGCCTTAGAACGGATCTGTAAGAACAGGTATTCCAACTCAAATGTAGGGAGATCATCAACAGATTTTAGGTCTGTGCAGTTTTTAAGAATAGTCTTAACTGCTTTGATCATCTCTTTCTCCTTCTGACTCTCCATAGCGAGGTAGAGGAGTTTCTCTTCTTTTACGAGGAACGGTCGAAAGTTAACTTTCTGACCGCTGACAGGCAGAGTACAATCATACTCTGGCACAGCAAGTTTTGGTAAAGGCATAATGATAGATTACGATAAAATTATTTATACACTATATCGCTGAACGTCTGGGTTACCAGAACCTTCAACTCGTAGTTGTACTTCTTGCCAAGTGAAGGCAGGTTGTTTCTGCCTATATTTAAGAGTCTTAGAAGCAACAGGATCCATTCTATATCTCTCAAAGTAGAACTCAACTTCCATGATCAACAAACTCGTCTGTTCGTTATCCAGAGTCATAGTGCTGACATTTACTGGGAATGCACCATAGATCTGATATACAGCAGATGCCTGCATCGGATTCAACGCACCTCTGTGCTCTTTATCCTTTTGATCGTTGTTATCGTTGATGATTCTGAAATTGGCACCACTCTCCCATTTGACGACAGTCATATCAGTGACGTAATCATCATAGAATCCAACAGTATTGTCAGAATCAGAAGCGCAGTAGTGCATCCACTTCTCAAAGAACGCTCTGTGACTCTGGTCCTTAGTCACAAGGAATGATACGTTGATAGAAGAGTTCGTCTGCCCAGTGGCAAAACGACGAATCATACCGAAGTTATTAACTTCACCAGTAGTAACTGCTCTACTAGGCACAGTCACTGAATTAGCAAAATAGTTGATATTACTTACAGTTTCTCTAATATCTGAGTTAAATCTACCAAACTGACTTGCCATGAAGACAGGCGGTGGCAGACGGAATTCCCACAGATTACTCGTAGCAGGTGCCAACCTGTTAGTGGCAATCTCTGCCCTGAATTGATTAAATCTATTAGGATTTCCCATTAGAGTCTGGACCAAATAAAACTACTAGGCACATCTATCCTCATACCCGCTCGTCTCATTGTAAATTGTTCTAGCGGTAAAGGAGTCATATCAAGGAGGTCTGCACGCCGAACAGTTTTGATGTTACTAGCATTTGACATAAAGTATTTATGATGGCAGCGAGAAGGATATGAAATAGACCCTCCACCCCATGACTTTGCTACGCTTCTACGTGCATCTGGTCTAAGATAATGCAAGTTTCCACCTGAGAACTGTAAGTTCTGCATATCTATGTCAGTAATCAATACCATAGGGAATCTGTCATAGAAGGGTAGATTCTCAGTAGCAGCGGCATATGCATAGTAGATTACATCACCCACCTTGAAACCTGTGGAGTCTTCTAACCCATAAAATGCCTGAGAACGATACCAGTCCTTAGACTGCTTCTTCCCTCCTGCTAAATCTTTGATATCAGTAAAAATACTCATACCTTTAACTCGTTTTCTGTAAGGATCTTGAACGTCATACGCCTGTCTTTACAATACTCCTCTGCTGCCTTCCATTTTGCCTCGTTGACAGCATAGGTCTTCACTTCACTTAGATACTGTTTTGTGATTCTCTTTTTCTTTTTGGGCGGAGCACATTGCGACTTCGGTTTAATCTCGATAATGAACTTCTGAGACCTTCCGTCCCTGGTTCTTGCTCGGACATAGAAGTCGGGAAAATAGCGATGAACCCTATTATCAACAGGAGAAATGTAGGGGATGACAATCTCTTCCGAACCCCATTCAACAATGTTTTCATTTTTGTCACACCATACCATGAACTTTCTTTCCCATAAACTCCTATAAATAATGTTTGTAGGGTCCCCTTTATATTTTTGTCTATTTGACGGACGGTATTTTCCCGAGTAACTCATGGCAAGTAATAGATTGATGTATCCGCTAATCGCACCTAGGGGCGGGGTGGGTTCTGATGGAGCCATATCGAGGAAATCTAGATATCCTACTAAGGTAATGGATTACCTTAAATTCACCATTTATGAGTCAGATGAGAATTCTAACTCATATACCTATGCTGGTAAAGGCAAGGGTGGTGGTGATAAGAAAAAGATTTACAAGACAGTATACCTCTATTTACCACATCAACTAACTGAAACTTTCAATACTGCCTATGATAGGGCAGCATTAGGTCCTTTCGGTAGTGCAGCAGTTGATGCTGTGTCTGGTAGAGGAACTATGGATACATTCGTAGATAAAATTCAAAGTGGTGCTAACGCTGGTAAGTCGCAGGTTGCATTCGGTGCTGTTGCTGGTATCTTTACCAACCTTTCTGGTGCTATTGGTGTAGATGGTAACCTGAGTAAGAATCAACTAGCAGCACTAGCAAAAGGCAAAGTATTCAACCCATACGAAGAAACTGTATTCCGTGGTGTAAATTATCGTCAGCATAACTTTGACTTTGATATGGCACCTCGTAATGGTGAGGAAGCATCTTCTATTAGAGACATCATTCTAACTCTCAGAGATTCGATGCTACCAGATACATCTGATGGCGATAAATGGTTGACCGTACCTAGATTCTTCCGTGCTGAAATCGTTAGATATACTCCTGGTAAGTTAGGTAATCAGAGTGGTAATAAAATCAGCAGACCTCAAAGTCTTGCAACTCTGTTGACCTATCCTGTCAACATGGTACTGACTGGATTACAAGTTAATATGACACCTACTGGTCAAAATAACTCCATTAGACGTGGTGATGAACTTGAAGACTACGGTCCTGCTGCATACAAGATGTCATTAACCTTCGATGAGACTGCATTCATCACTCGCGGTATGTATAGCGGCAAGAAGAAGAAATCAGGAAACGAGCAATTCTTGCCTCCTAATACCTTCTCACTTCCTGATGATGCTATCCCGAAAATTGGAACTGGCGACACTAACTACTTCGATTTCACCTAATGTCTTATTTTTCTTACTTACCTGACGTTAAAGTCCGTGTTTCGTCGTTCCGTAAAAATAACGTCGAACCCTTTGTCATTGCTAAGAATATCTTCCGTCGCTGTAAACTGGTAGAAGATATTCAAGATGCTCTGTTGGGGTTCCAGCAATATACCATCATGAATAATCAAAGACCTGATCAGGTCGCTTTTGAGATATATGGCGACGCTGAACAGGACTGGGTGATCTTCCTCTGTAATAACATTACCAATATGTACAATGATTGGCCAATGTCAGAGAGAGAATTGACTGATTATGTAAAAACTAGATATGCAGGTCGTTTGAACGATATTCATCATTACGAAACTAGGGAAATCAAAGATGATAGTGGCAGAATCGTGATGAAAGAAGGAATTGAGGTAAATGCTAATTATCGCTATTATACCCCTGATGGTAATCTAGTCCCAAATGCTTCTATTCCTATTTCTAACTGGGAATACGAAAAAGACATAAATGACCAGAAATCCAATATCTGGTTATTGAAACCAGAATACGTTGAGACCTTTATTGACGAATTTGAACAACTAATTGCATATGCGCCAAATGACGAAATTGAGGATGTAACTGGTATTAAGTTTACACCTAATGCTGTCAATGAAACCTTTGTAATCAAGAAAGTTGATTATTCCACAGAATACGGCAGAACAGCAGGCGTTTCGTTTGCTTCTGGTCTTGAATTGGTAAACAAAGTCGTTACTACAACTCAGACGGAAAGTGGAGCAACTGTTACTACTTCTGTTTCTCAATCTGAGACCACAACACCTTCTGGCGTTAACAGCAGCGGTGTCGTCGCTGGAACAACTGACGCCTCTTCCACAAGTGGGACAGGCAGTACGTCCAGTGGAAGTTCCAGTGGATCGAGCAGTGGATCCAGTAGTTCTGGATCTAGCGGATCAAGTGGTTCCTCAGGTGGAGGAGGATACTGATTCTTCCTTCTTTAACTTGAAGTAAAGTTTATAATACCTATCACACATCTCTCTGAGGACCTCATGGTCCTCGGTTAGACCGTATTTCTTTGTATATGTACAAGAACCCTCCATCTCAGAGATGAGAAGGAGGATTTCAACTGCTGAGGGTTTCATATGAGACCCTTTTCTTGTGCTAAATGTAGCAAATCCTTCAAATGCCCTACATGTTTCGCTCCAAGGGCAATTTGAGGATATGTGGCGTCTGAACCGAATTCGTTTTCAAACGCTCTTTGGTCAAAATGCTGATTTAGGCGATATTCGAGAAATTCGCCTTCTAGGGATTTAAGCAGTTGTGCTGCTCTTTCACATTCTTGTGATCCATTACTATAAATTACTGCTGTCTGTGGGATCATTCGTCGGTTGTCCTCTACTAACTGCTTTTTTTCATCATCCCAGATATAGTGGGTCACTTTACCGTCTTTGTCTATTACACTGCATAGACTACGATTAGTCATCTTTCTTTCCTTGTAAGGATTCTTTCCATTCTTTCCATTTGGGCACTACCTCAAAGAGATCTTGCTCTTTTTTATTGTGCATCTTCCTATACTGCTCAGCAGCAAGGTTATCTAAGAAATCGTTAGTCACGTTGCCTCCAATCGTCAGGTTTGTCTCTTTTGAACCAGTCAACAATTTCGTCTGCACCATCGAACCCCGTTCTGTGATTAGATGGGTCGGGGTCGCCTAATCCCATCTTATTCATAAAATCATCCATACTGCCCTCCTCAATCCCTTTGGATTGCCGACGTGCTTTCTGCAACCAGTCACGAGCGAGAGTGTGACTTTTGGCAAGTTTTTCCGCCCAGATCATATCTGAGAGGGGCACCTCCTCGTTATTTGCAATGCAACGACAAATAGATTCGAGTCTGAGGCGATAAGCAGTTGAGAGCATACTATCACTCGCGTAGTTTAAGTTCTAAGTCTTCCAGTTTATGGTACTCAGCATGTGCGCGTTCTTGACGCTCACACACTATATTTAGGATATCGTCCATAATGACAGCGTTATCTGCACCGTCATCAAGATACTTCTCGATCGCTTCGCGTAAGTAACGATGTCTATGCCATTCTGGGGAATAAGGTTTGTAGTGTGCCATGGTATAAAATTATGAAAAACCCTGGGGGCAAAAAAATACTGGGAATTTTTTTCCGACCTTTTGGTAAATGAAAGTCGAAATAATATATGAGGTTAAAATGCTGGGTGAACGCGGTAACGTCTACGACACCTAACCCTTACCAGTTTTTCTTTGTAGTACCCAGGGTGACCGTAGTAATCGGGTTCATAGTAGAAAGTCCTGTACCCCCAGCAACGCTTCGGTCTGTGGTGATGACCACGGTAGTGTACATGATGATGGTGATGATCATCATTGAACGGTTCCCAGAACTCCTCCCAGGTCAGTGCCTGGGCAGGGGTTGCAAGGGTCAGTGCTGCAATAGCGGCAAGGACTTTCTTCATAGATTACTCCTCTGCAAGTTTAGCGAAGTAAGAGAGATCAGGATCTTCTTCCTCTTTCATAGATGATACCGCAGATCCAAACCCACTGGGTTCAGGAGTGGACGGTTCATTGAATGACACAGGGGTATCAAGTTCCTGCTCTTCCTCTTGGACAACAGCAGCACGAGAGGTGCGACCGAGTACAAGGTTCAAGCGTGCTTCCAGTTCCTCGTAAGACTTGAAGTTCTTAGGATCAGTGAAGTCAGAGAGTGAATACTCCTGATTGTAGATCGCTTCCAACTGTTCGTCATCGAAGTCACCCAGTGTACCAGGTGCAGAGAACTCAGAGCGATCATAGTTCCAGTAACCATCTTGCTTAACGATCTTCAACTTGAAGTCAGCACCTTTCCAGAAGCAGAAAGGATCGATGGGTTGTTCATCTTCAAACTGAGGTTTCAGTGCCTCAACAATCTTATCATGAATCTTCTTGCCATACTTGTAAAGGAAGACTTTGCCTTCGTTCTCAGGGTGAAGAGGATCCTTCACAACATAGATGTTGGAGTAGTATGACAGTTTACGTTTCTGTTTGCGGGCGACATCTTTGTCTGAATCAAGTCCGCTGTTCCAAAGCACACGGTTCAGGTCACCGACAGGATCTTTCTGTTCCAGAGTGGTCAGAGAGTTCTCGATGTACCAACCGCCAGGACCTTTGAATGCGTGAGACCAGACTTGTGCCCAGGGCAGTTCCTCCTTTGCAGGTGCAGGAAGGAATCGGATAACAGCATAACCGTTACCTGCTTTATCGACTTCGGGTTTCCACAGACGCTCGTCGGGTCCGCGACCACCACCAGTCTTGTTCATCTTGTCCAACTCCTTAGTCAGATTACTGATGCTAGAAGTGCTGGATTTTTTGAGGGATGAAAAGGACATTCGTATTCTCCGTATTGGGTTTTGTATTTGGCGTGTGTGCCATGAGTATCATGGCATATTATATAGGTGTTGTCAAGCGTTCTCTTCTTGGAGATCCCGCTTCCAACCCAGCAGTTTGTCCTCCATGACTTGGAGGATCTGCATCAGGTTGCTTCCACCAGAGTAGATAGAGGACAGGTTGTCGATGCGATCTTTCATCTGTGCAACCTCTGATGGTTCATCACCATCCTCCTCAACATAATTGACCATCATCTGCAAGCGTGAGTAGAACACCTTCTGTTTAGAGATGAGTTCCAACGTCTTGTTGATGTGGTCAATGCGTTCTTGTGGATCAAAATCCTGAAAGTTCTGTGACATTTTCAGGAGTTCTGTGTATGTTCCTTGAAGGTCATCAAGTTCTTCCTTGACGACCTCACTCTTAAAAAAGTCTTCGGTCATAGTTTTCCTCCTACCACTCCGTTATTAACGACGCGAGTGTAGTCGTCGATGGTTCCATCTTGAATAGATTTGAGATGCCAGCGTGTCATTTGAAGAACACCTTCCTCAGTACCACCAGTGATGAAGTGAGCACCAAGAGGACGCTTCAAGATAGATGTGAAGAGTCCAAAGCGTGTCTTCTTTATATAGAAAGCGTCATCAATCCACTCTTGGTCTGGTGGAATGATCTTCTCAATAGTATTGTTTGGTCCCAGCGATTGCTTCAACTTGGGGTGAATCATCTCCTCAGATGGGGAGGATTCCACGACTGGTTCGTTTGATGCAGTTGAGTTGCTGTGCATTTGCTTTGATCTTATCTTTGAGCGGTTTACTAATTAGTTTACTTACCATTTCAACTTCGATCTCATACTCTTCACACACCGCTGCTACTGCTTCGATGTAATTGATCAGACCGTTGTTGTTCTGGACAGCATGTTCTACGAGAGCACTAAACTTGTTCTGAGTCATAAAGTTTTCTTCTAGATTCTTCACACTTTGCTCCCTAGAAAGTAACGAAATTCCTTGATCCATTCACACAGCGTATCGATATAAGGTATCTTATCATACTTTTGGACCACTTGGGTCTGTCCATCCTCTGCGATGGAAAGTGTAACAAGTTTCTTTACCTCACATCCAGTGCGCTCCCAGTACATGTAGGAGTATGCTGCTTCCTGGACAAAGTATTTCTCCAACCACGCTTCCTGTTTCAGAGTACCCGTGGTCTTGAAGTCAATTATAGCAAGCTCGCCATCAAACTCAGCAATACAATCAACCCTGCCAGCAAGACATAGATCGTTACTATAAAGAGGGGCTTCAATACAGTGAATGTTATCAATACGATCAAGATCCTTACGAGCAAACCCAAAAAGGTACGCGGGAAGACCCTCGCTTTTCTCCACCTTTTGAAGGTCACCTTTAAGGTACGACTCAACGATTCCATGATACTTTGATCCTCTCAATGATGATGTGCGTCTGATTTTCTCTGCCTTCTCCCAACCTACACGTTCTTCCCATGCTTTGATGGTGGGTGCAGAGATATGACTCGTGACTGTTGTCACTGAGGGATACCATTTGTCGTCAGGTGTCTTGTAAAAACGACGCCCTTCAACTTGGGTCGCAGTGAGTTCAATGATCTCACTTGCGGGTCCCACATAATTAAATTGTTTCATCAATTAAATCCTAGATTGATCTTGCTGACGAGATACTCACGTACCATACCAGATCTTACGATGTCCTCAATACCAAACTCTACGCACTCAAACGAGGGCATGGTTTGAAGAATCTTCATGAAGTCTAGCACACCAGTACGTTCATTGCTCTTCACAAGGTCTGACTGGGTGTAGTCACCAGAGAAAATGATCTTCGCATCTTCACCCACACGAGTAATGATGGAGTCAAGTTCGTGGAAGTTAAGGTTAGAGAACTCATCCACAATGATAACACATTTGTCAAGGGTTACGCCACGAATGAATGACGTAGACCAGAACGAGACAGTCTCCTGTGCTCTCAGGTTATCGTATAGCATCTCAAAGGATGCATCATCAGGCATGGTGAACATATACTTCACCATGTTCTTGTAAGGAATCTGATACAGATTACTCTTATCCTCATGGTCGCCAGGAAGGAACCCAATCTCTCGGGTAGGCACCAGTGAACGAACCATGTAGATCTTCTCGTAAGGAGACTCAGGATCTAGCACCTGTTGCATAGCAAGGTAGAGACTGATGAAGGTTTTACCTGTACCAGCAGCACCATGAAGAACAATGTTCTTTCCTTCTGCATATGCATCAAAGACTTTTCTCTGATTATCAGTCAGAGGTTCAATCTGTTTAAGGTGTTCTAGATTGATCGGTTTCTTCCGACGCATTTGCTTTGCAGTCATACCTTTTCCGACAGTTTTGGATTTACTTTTGATAGGCATAGATCAAGTGTATCTACTAAGGTTGGCACCTGGGTGCTCAGATTGAATCTTGGACATGACTTCTTTGAATCCGTCCGACTGTTTGGGTTTACCGTAGGTGGTGCCAGCGACACCCGCCTGCCAGTCTTTATCCCAATCAGGATTTGCTTCTTTCCATTCACCGTATTCCTTCATGGTCATGGAGAATTGTTTCTTCTCACCAGTGACCTTATTTATTACATCGTAGGTAGGCATTAGTTACTCCTCTTGTAGTTCTGGGGCATAGGATGTGCAGATCTAATCTCAGCGGAGGGCATCGATGCTTCAAAGAGTTTCTTTGCTTCGCTCTGACACGAGGCATCAATCTCCTTGTAGTGATACCTGTTACCCGTGGAGGGCAACCTGTACGTGATCATGTACGGGTATTGTTTCATCATGGGATAAGAAGCGCAGATTGATAGCAAGGATCGTCATCCTCAGGGCAGTCACATGTATTATCACACCACCCCAATGCCTCAGAGACAGTCGGGAACTGACAAATAAAGTGACGCTTACAGAGTTCAGCGATCTCCATGTGTTCTTTCTGTGTACCGTTAGCAGTACGCAGATTGATATAATGAATCCATGACCTAAGATTTCCTGTCATGTAGAGTTTTGTTCCTACGGCGAGGGGAAGCACGAAACGAGCACACTCCTTTGCGATTCCTTCTTCAAGCATCTGCTGGTAGAGTTCCATACCCTGCTTGAAATGATTCTGCATCAGGATCTCAAACTTCTGAACCACAAAAGGATCCAGATCATCAATACTATTCTGACGATTCTTGGTGTCCTGCCTACGCAGTTCAGGTAGTTGGATGTCACCCAGTGCAGAGGAGTCTGCATAGCGTTGGGAAAACTCTTGAAAGCAGAAACTACGGTGCCTCAGGATTTGAGCTGCCAGTCCCCTGGTAGTCTCTATCTGCAACGTCATGGTTGCCTGCTCAAACACAGACCAGTGTCCATGCTTGATGCAATACTTCAACAGACCAGCAACCTTAGGGTTGTCCTGGTTTGCTGGGTTGCTTACACGGGCGATGTACCCGATAGTTTTCTCTGCATCAGGAGTTACAGAGACAATGCATACTTTTGGTTTCATTTAATTAAAAGGCGACTCAGAATATAAAGACCAACTGAATGGAACCAGTTGATAGCAGGAAGACCAAAGATGAATGGCATAGAGATGTTCCATGCCAACCAGATAACAAAGGGTAGAGTCAACAATCCCAAAAAGAATGCCACCATTTCCATTCCCATCTGTTGTCCCTGAATAAAGGCAGGGTCCTTAGTCTCATCTTCTTCCTCTGTCTTCTTTAAGTTGAAGGTGTAAGGATGATTACTCATTTCTTTTTCTTGTCTTTACTTTGATAACCCCAGAGTTTAGGATTGACTCTACCCTCTGTTTGTTTCATATCAACTAGATCATGGCGATAGTTGTCCCAATAGTGATCAAAGATCTCTACCTTTTTGGACCCCATCGCAATGTCATAACATACTTTACCATCTAATTTGTAAGTTATCAAGTAAGTAGTGTATGGAAGGGTTGTGTCGTTAGCGAGTTCTGGATTACAATCTTGATGTAGTATTTTAATCTTCAAGAACGACCTCCCCACTGGATAGAGGGGAATGCTTCGGACACACACGCTTTGGTGATTTTATATCGCTTGTTCAGTTTCTTATCCTTAGCGAGGACAACAACGTTTGCCTCATCAGGATGAAGACCTTCAAGCATCTGGATCAACATGGATTCACGTTTGATACCAGGAATGTTTGAACCTCCCTTGAAGAAGTGGTGAAGCAATCGTGCTTCCTTCTCCAACACGTTATGTTCAGTGCCGATAGGTGCTGCATTCTTCTCGAAAGGAGGAGCACCTTCGGGGAGCAGAGAGACGATGCTCTCATCGTAATTGATGATGAAGATAGACTTCAATGCCTGAGATTCATTCTCCCTCAGGATAGCAATCTTTTCTGCCTTAGTCTTAGCGTTATGTGCTTTCTGTAAGATTTCAGAAATCAAAAGTTTCATTGTCAGAACTCAGTAATGTGGTCAAGCATTTCATTCAACTCATGTCGAGCGAAATAAGGATACATCTTACCCCTAGGATTGGGGTCAATAGATTCAAATGTATTTATGATGTCAGTGTAAACCTGATCTGGGATACATGCAAAGTCAATGAGTTTACGATTACGTTCATAGTTCTGCATAGTTTTCTCATCACAGAACTCTTCGGGTGACATGTCAATCCACCGTGCAAGTTTTACTTTACTCAGTGGACGCTGCCTCTTCTCAGAGACAAAGGTGTCATCATCAGAGAGGAAGTTAGGGATGCCATCACCACGGTCACCCTTGATGATGTGTTCCAGAAGGTAGACCTTAGGGTCAATACCATTCATGAACTTCTTCTGGATAGGATTGTACTGATTGACAAACTTGTAGCGTTGCAACTGTACGAAGTCCTTATCACCTGACAAGATCAATACCTTCTTAGCAGGTTGCATGTTGTTCTGCAATCTGATGTTACGCATTGCTTGGTCTCTCACAAGAGATGCAATAACATCATCCGCTTCTGCACCATCAACCTCTACTACCTTGTATGGCATGTGGTCTCTGATCTCATCACGGATCTTATTAAGCAGTTCAAAGATCTCGTTCCAGTTAAGAGAGGACTTCTGCCTGTCTTTCTTACGAGTACCTTTGTAGTATGGGAATTCTTTTCGTCGCCAGTAATGCTTACTGTCGTAACACAAAACAAGTTCGCCATAGTCTGAGAAGAACTTACTACGGTAGAACCGTAGGGACTTCATCACCATGTGGCGAACTAGGGATTCACTTAGTTTGTTGTTGGTCGTAGTCAAGGATACCATCAGGTTGCTGATACAAACCTGATTCATGTCAACAAGGATCATTCGATCACTCTTCGTCTTCGTCGTCTAGCATATCATATGGTTGCTGGTAACGCAAGTAGATCATAGAGTCATCAGTGATCAGTTCACCATCTTCGTCATACATCTCAGGATGCATAACGATACGTGCATAGTCTGCACGCTCACGCCATTCGTCATAGACATCCTTCACATTCCATACAACGATGGAACCGAGAAGGAAGGAACCAACAGTGAGGAAGAACGCAATATAAAGAAATGATGCATCTGCCATAGCAATCCTCCTATGTTTGTGTAGTTATTTAGTCAGTTTCTTACGGTTCTTTGAACCAGGTTTCCGACCAGGTTTCTTTTCAGCATGATACTTCCATGCATCTTCGAGGATACTGTACAGATAGTCTCGGATCTTCCTCGCTTTTGGTTTGGGGATGTGACTGTATGCCTCTCGAAGAGTCTTGTCACCGCCCTTAATATATCCTTCTAGTTCAAGGATAGTGTTGTTCAATGTTGCTGCTGAGGCAGACTCAATGAACTCGTTCGTCATGCGACGAGTCCATTTATTACCGCGCAGGTATGAGTCCATCTTGAAGAGGAACTTGTGCTCAGTCATGGCAATGTCCACTGCCTTGTCAACTAAGATATAGAGTTCGTCTTCGTTGGTCTGTTTCATCAGAGAAATGCGCCTTCACGTAGGTACTTGATGGTTTCAGTACAACCACCCATCCTCTGTCCATTGATGAGGACCTGAGGGAAGGTAGCGCCTCCACCAAACTCGGTCTTGAATTGTTCACGAGTGAACTGTGCCCCGAGTTTGTACTCAGTATACGACCAACCACGCATTCTGTAAACCTCTTTGATCTTGATGCAATAAGGACACCCATCACGAGTGTAGATTACAGTGCCGCCAGGATTCTTTGCCATGATAATTTATAGGATGAAAAAAGGGAGCGAATGCTCCCTTGTATATATTATATTGTATCTACGTTGGATCAGAAGGAATACTTCACACCCAATTTACCGCCGTAACCACGGTCCACATCGCTATCACCTGATCCTTGGAAGGAGACTTCACCGTACACACCGACAGACTCGGTAGCAGCAACGGAGATGCCTGCTTTACCAGAAGGAACAGTGTCATCAGCACCACCGTCAGGAGCGACGTAGCTAGCACCACCCTGCACGTACCATGCAGCAGAGTCACCGAGGGCACCCTCGTAACCTACGTGGAAATCAGTCGTAGCACCAGTGTAATCCGTGCCCGTCCAACCTGCATTGGTTTCCACGTTCACGTAGGGTCCTGCAAGGGCAGCACCAGGAGCAGCGAAAGCAGCGGCAGCAGCGGCGGCAGCGAAAGCAGTTTTGATCATTTGTTGTTTACCTTTAAGTATGTTTACTCATGGAGTTTAACCCATGGATGGCAGAGGACTCGACATGTCCTCGTCTTTGTTACAGATCGTTACGCGCATAACGACCTTTATTTATACACTTTTGTTCCCAAAAATGCACACCCTTGTGACAGTTGAGACTCAGACATACTTAGTAACAAGTACATCTGAATTGCGACATTAGTCCTTGTTCAGGTAGTCACGGATGTCGTCGGCAACCTGCTCGGAAACAGGTGCCTCAGGGGTCTCAGCAGGCAAGATTTGGATCTCTTCTGACTGAGGAGGTAATTCTACCTCCTTCATGTCGATCCTGTCAAGCTCTCCTCTCCAACCATGATAGTATTTCTTCATCGCTTTGAGCATCTTGCGCTTACCACGAGGGTCATGCTCGTATTTTTCCAGCACTTTTCTCAGTGCGTTCATGCGTCTGGCAGAGTGCATAAGACTTCTGTCAGCAGCAGAGTTGCCAAATCCTTGACTCATTCTACTTCGTCGATAATAATTTTGAACTTAACTCGATCAACCTTACCACCTGTCTGACACATATACCAGATGTTTGAATCTCTGTTGTGTGACTCTTGGTAGAAGACTTCACGAGGTGTGTACCTATCCTCGCTAAACTTACGAGCAGTACGATCACTCATACCGATAGTTGTTACGTCGATTTCCTTAGGAAGAGGAACATTAGCACCAGCATCCCTAGGGAAATAAGGAGTGACAGAACCGTTTGAGTTCTGGTACTTAGGTTTCTTCGGTTGTTCAGGTGGCCATACCATTTCAAACTCTTGTCCGACCTGATATGCCTGACCGCGATCAACGATGTCGAATACTTCCACGGCACACCCCCAGTATATATTATTACCGTAGCGTGAACCACCTGTGTACCACTGGTCGGGGATTGAATATGGCCAGAACGCCATCCGAATCTTTCCTAGGTCGGAGTTTTCGATTGCTCGTTCCTTGTTACCATACTCACCCACCACATAGTCATGCATGAATGACATCTTACTGTACTGTCCATTAGATGTAATGGCAGTACCCTTAGGATGAGCACCCTGATTACCTTGGTTGATACCCTTTGCATAGTAAGCATCGATGTCGGCAAACAAAGATGCTTCATATCCATAGGACACAGAGCGATACTGTGCGAACCAGGCATTGAAACCATGACTATTTGATAGATGATAGTAGTTTCTCTTCAATTTGTCAATCTCTCTGGAAGGACGACAGATCAAACCACGTCCATGCTCGAACAGAGTGTTGTAGAAGATACCACGGACACGACCTCTGGGGTTGTTGTAGGTATACACATTGTCCCACTCACCCTGAGCATCATGCTGGGTACTCAGGATCATACCCCATCTATCATCTGTGCCACCCTCGTAGAAACCAGGTGGTGAATTCTGTGGTGAGAACTCTGCCCAGTCATCACCACCATAATAGATGTCATCCCAGTCAGCACTCTGACCGTTACCATTATTAGTATTGACCTGACCATTGTTCCATACAGTCACAGGGTCAGTCCACTTGTCCTCACGGTGATCCCAGAGAGCAATCTTCAACTTCTTGATCCTACCCTGATCACTGTCAGGTGAAGAAGTATTCTGTGAAGATGTTCTACCAGTAGAGTAGGTTTTGGATCGTCCTGCACCCTCACCTGCACCACCAGCGGTAGTCAAGCTGACATTCCATGGTTTCTCAAACTTGTTGTCACCAGTGTCCATGAGAATGAATCCAACCGAAGCATTACCATAGGCAGGACCACGTATAGGACCATTGATTATAAATTTAAGTTCATCACCTTCGGAAACAGAGAAGGAAGCAAGATCAACACCAACGTTCGGCCAATCTCCGATGTCTAATCGGCGATCAATTATATCAACATTGTTCTTTTGCAACCTGTATCTGAACTTGATGTCCATAGATTCAGGTGCATTGATGAAGGAACCGAATGCCTTTAACTTAAATGATGCAGACTTGTATGCTTTGATGGTTTGAGTTTTGTTGATCTCAACCAAGTATTCACCCTCACACTTACCAACGTTTGAGTTCTTAAACTTGTTGATCTTGTTTTCGGGCACAGGTTTACCACAACCAGCACGAGTCATGGTTACATCAGCAAAGTACCCATCGAAGTTGGGATTAGAACACTGTTCCTTGACGATGATATCCATCATCACTTTCTCTGGTGATGGTTGATCAAACACATAGCATTCGATGCCATCATATTTGTAGTCACCACCAGGTTGCAGCATCTCGTAGTAGATCTTGAAGTCATCGTAATCATCATCACCATCCAGTAGATCTTCCCACCACTGCCAGTTATTACTCTTGAACTTTACCTTAGATGTAGAGGCAGATCCCTGAGATTCTGTCGGGTTCATCTTCCTATTAGAGAAGAACACCCATCCATTTTCTGTGGATGCACTGTGCTTGTATCCACGACTCTGTGACTGGAATGTAATTGACTGACCATTACTGACGCCACCATTACCATCAGGAATCAAGAAGAATACAATATCCTTATGTGCATACTGCTGCAACGTGCTGAGATCAATTCTGAACTGCGTGGTTTCAATATCTCTGGTGGTATTTGCTTCAATAACTTTTGCCCAATGAATGGTTTCACCATCTCTATCAGCAATAGCAACACCCCAGGAGTTCTCATACCCAGCGTTACCTTTGATGACGTTGTAGGAGATTACAATAGGTGATATGGGGTTAGCAGCAATCCTATATGCAAGACGTGATGGATCATAACGAAGTGGTTTCTGTGGGTTTGCTTGCAGAACCGTGCTGTACTTGTGGTCAGTTCCAGCACCGAGAGCATTGCTTTCTCTCTGTCTACTACCAATGTTGACGCTAGCATTACAGTCACTACCATGACCATCACGTAGACACAGAGTCTTGTTATTGTTTAGACGAGTTGCATTGTACTTGATACCACTAACAGTGTAGGTCTGACCACCAGTGACAGTGATATAACCTGATCCAGATCCTCTTCTACCTTGTCTCTGGATAGAGTAACCTGCCACGGATAGAGTATCAAATGCTGTACCAGCAGTGCTGGGGTTGTCATTCCATTTAACTTCAATCTTTAATTTAACACTACCACTACCAGTAACTACCAGTTGATTAGAACTATTGAACTCAGCAGTTACCTCTTCTGCTTCTCCACGTCGCACATACTCATGTAGTTCCTGAACTTCCTCGTTAGGTAACAGATAGTTTACTGCCTTAGCAGCATTCTTAAATGCATAACCTAGGAGATTACCCTCAGTGTATCCATATTGATTGATGTATGCACGGATACCCTCACCAGGACCATCAGGTTTACCTGGGTTGATTGTTAAGAGGGTGTCTTGAAGACTGCTGGAATAGAACCTGTACAGGGGCACAGAACCGTCCTCTGGTGCCGCCATGATATAGAAGGCAGGAGTGTCGCTGACCAGGGTGTAACCAGGGTCAGGGGTGGTGCTGAGACCGTATCTATGATCGTTTGCACCAGGTCCAGTGACCTCCAACTCAACAGTCAGGTCATTCTTACCAGCGTTCCATGTGTGAGTGGTCTTGGTGCCAGGAGAGGGCAGAGAACCCGACCAGGAGTCAATCCACCACTCGGAGTCATATTCATTACCATCAAGCACACCACGGCACTTGAAGGTCACTGAGGCACCACCTAGGGAGACTGTACGAGTCTGGATGCTGGTGCTATTAAAATACTTATTGCCTGCTTCACAGAATACTTTACCACCGTTGTAGTTACCAGCGATGTCAGTGGTCACAACTCTCAGGTTGTGCTTCAAGAATGAACCAGATCCATTAACGCCATTGCTGATAGGTGAGAGCATGACATTACTAGATCCAGCACCACTGGTGTATTCATAGATGGGAACACGTTCACCTTCACAATTCTGCACACAGATCTTACCAGTCGTGCTGTTCTGTCCTCTGAAATAGAACGTATCACAATCAGCACCTGGTGTCTTCCATGTACCAGTGATGTATGGTTTGAAGATACATTCAACTGCATCCTTCACACACTTATCCCATCCACCATCATCACCAGGGTCGTCGCCACCTCTACCGATGGACTTACAATATAGTTTCTTACCGCTCTCTATGATGTAGAAGATACCTTCCTCTGCCTCATCAGGTTGAGAACTGATCTCTACGGTGCCTGCTGCCAGTCCTTCCATGACCTCTTGACAATCATCTCCACCAGGGACAGGGAACGGACCTACGGGATATGGTATGGGTCCAATAGGAAAGATGTCACAGATAGCAAGTTCAGGAAAAAGATCACACAACCAGTCAATAGGACCGACTGGATCCAAATCAATGATAGGTTGCGTACCAGGGAATTCGTCTGGTGTCACATCAGGCACAGGGACCGATGGATAACAACGGTCTACAATCTGTCTGATGACCTCACCAGGATTGATTTCAGGTGCAGGATCAGGTTCGCCCTGGCGGGGTCTAGGAGGACCAGGAGGGCGTGGTGTTAGTGGTTGATTAGGACCATAGCAGTTCTGTACGATCTGCCTAACCAGTTCCCCTGGTGGCATGGTCGGAGGTGGTTCTGGTTCACCCTGCCTACCTCGTGGATTCTGTCCAGGGATTGGAGAGTCTGGACTGAGGGCAGGACCATCACCGTTATAGCAGTTGTCTACTACTGCACGGATGGTATCAGCAGCAGTAGCAGCAGGCAGAGGCGTGCTGTCATCGATGGTAGGTGGTCTAGGGATGCTGACCCTAGGACTACCAGATGCGTCTGGTGTGTTATTAACAATAGGAACATCCGCCGCATAGCAGTTACCTACTGTGAGACGGATGTTAGCGCCAGGATTGACGGGTGCAGGGGGTGGAGTATCACCCTGCCTGCTCCTCACGTATTGGTTTCCAGCAGGATTCGTGCTGCTAGGGAGCAGTGGAATGCCACTATCGCCAGAATAACAAGGGTTGCCCGCTACCATGTATAAAATTACTTATCGATATATTTATTCTCTTCCAACCACTGCCTCGTCAGAGGTGTGGGTTCATAGTCTTCCCACATCTTACCACGAGCACAGGACTCCAATGCTTTCTGAGTCATACCTTCGGTCTTACCTGCCCAGGTTGCTTCCTTCTCCCATGGTTGTGCTTCTGGTGGATAGGTACGCTTGACCATCTCTTGCCAGATCATAGGAACTTCTTCCTCTGGTTTGATGATAGCAATCATATTGTTATCGATAGTACCTGCCATACAATCCTGTGCAGCGTGCCATCCTTCATGTCGTACAACACTCATCAACACATGTGGTCGATACATGTATGCACGATTGAGATAGAAATGATTACTCACAGTATGGTAGACACCACGATGACCGACTGGGAAATACCTCTCATCAGCAAGATATACATTCACACCAATGTTCTTGAATGCAATCATAATAAAATCAAACTCTTCCTTGACTGCATTCCAATCTGCATCAGGATATGCACGTTCAAGATCAATAGATGAATTGATGCGGTGTACATCTTTTGTACATTCTTTCAGCAACATACAACCCATGGCATCCATGGAGTAATAACCTTTGGTGATCTTTTCTTCACCTGCTGACACTGGAACAGTCATACCATGTGCTGCCCCCAACAAGAGACCAGCAAGAATATATCTGAACATAAAAATAGGGGTCATAAGACCCCAGAAGTATAGCACCTGACTTAGATTTTGCCAAGTCAGTTTAGCGGCGACGATATCAATTATTTATAGAGCATTACCTCTTGGAAGAACTTCCTCAGGGAATACAAAGTTTTCATGAGGTTGATCAACTGGTGCCAACCATGCACGAAGACCTTCATTCAAGAGAATGTTTTTCGTGTAGAAGGTTTCAAACTCTGGGTCTTCTGCTGCTCTGATCTCTTGGGAAACAAAGTCATAAGCGCGAAGGTTGAGAGCAAGACCAATAATACCGATGGAAGATGTCCAAAGACCCATAACAGGGACAAACAGCATAAAGAAATGCAACCACCTCTTATTACTGAACGCAATGCCAAAGATCTGAGACCAGAAACGGTTGGCAGTGACCATTGAATAGGTCTCTTCCTCTTGTGTTGGTTCAAATCCTTTGAATGTGTTTGCTTTATCACCATCTTGATACAAAGTATTCTCTACTGTAACACCATGGATTGCAGAAAGCAATGCTCCACCCAGGATACCTGCTACACCCATCATGTGGAAGGGATTCAGGGTCCAATTATGAAATCCTTGGAGGAAGAGTAGGAAGCGGAAGATTGCTGCGACACCGAAGGATGGAGCAAAGAACC